TAACCTCGGGGATAACCTCAGGGATAACCTCAGGGCTAACCTCAGGGATAACCTCAGGGATAACCTCTGGGATAACCTCGGGGCTAACCTCGGGGCTAACCTCTGGGATAACCTCGGGGCTAACCTCTGGGATAACCTCAGGGATAACCTCGGGGCTAACCTCGGGGCTAACCTCAGGGATAACCTCGGGGCTAACCTCTGGGCTAACCTCAGGGCTAACCTCGGGGATAACCTCTGGGCTAACCTCAGGGATAACCTCAGGGATAACCTCAGGGATAAAAAGATAGAGTATCAGTCATGCGAATTATGGGGTTCATTAGATATATATTGGATTTCATTTTATTTTTTCCCTCAAATGATAGGAATAACAAGATATGAGAAAGAAAAACAAATACAATTAGAAAACATGTATGAATTATCACAATCATGTTTTTGGATATATACATTTTCAAATATAGCATTTGTATGCAATAGACCAAAAGAAATTAAAAAGAATGGCATGCAATTGCATAATCCTAATGGTGCATCAATTTCTTTTAGAGACGGGTGGGAATTGTTTCATCTGCATGGAGTAAATGTTCCGCGTGAAATAGTTATGACGCCCGCAGAAGATATGGATTGCAATCTAGTCGTAACCGAAAAAAACGCAGAAGTGCGCCGCGAGATCATACGCAAAATAGGTATTGATCGTGTAATAAAAAAACTAGGCGCGAAGACAATTGAAAAGAACGATGTATATGAACTTCTCAATTTTGATACAATCGATGGGAGATACCGCCCATATCTTAAAATGAAAAATCCTTCGGTTGACGCTATACACGTGGAAGGTGTTCATCCCGATTGCAAAACTATACAGCAGGCATTATCTTGGAGAAATTTCGGAAGAACAGATATTGATTTTCAAGCGCCTGTTATTTTGACGTGAATATCAGTCTTTTATCACTCTAGCATTATACATAGAATGCGATTTAATTATTTCTGGATGATATCCGTTAAATTGTGAAATATTTACTTTATCGGGATTCTTTCCTTCTTCCCAAATTGCTTTATCAAAATAAAAACATTTTTTAAATTCATTTTCATATTCTGCCTCAGATATCGGCGATTTATTATATTTAAAATAGAATTTCATTCTTCTCTTTTCGTGTTCTATGCCAAGACTGTGTTCATAGTTGTAAATCATTCCGTCGGTTTTTGGCATAACAAAAGATTCATTTTTCCAATAATCTCGGTAATGCTTTACTGTATCTATCATTAATTCATGGTCGGACACCCTCGGAGTATACGGTTGGTATGAAAGTCTACTTTTAAGATTCTTAAAACAGCGAGGAAACAAATGCATATTACTCCACGCGAGGTTCAAATTATAAAAATCAAAAATAAAATGTAAACTGTGAACATATATCAATTCGTACTTTTCCATATATGTTCTTATTTTCTTTATATGTTCTTCTTTAATTATTTCGGTAGGATCAATGTATATAATATAATCGCCTTGCGCTCTTTGTAAATAAAAATTGCGCTGGTCATTAAATGTCACAAAACGATTCTTATGATACTTTAATTTATTTTCCGCATTTAATTCTTTTGCTTTATTTTTAATAATTGATTCTGTCTTATCGGTACTCCCGCCGTCAACGACAATAATCTCATCACATTCTTTTAAAACACTGGTTATAGAGTGCTCTATAGTTTGTTCATCATTGTGAGTGAGTATTGCCGCCGTTAAAGATTTCATAGATGAATTACCGAAGCAATCTGAAAATATTCGTTGGTTTTTTTACACTTATTTAACATATTTTTTATATCTGCAAGTAAATCCTCATTCAGAAATAATTCAAAATCGTCTTGGTCAAATAACTTAAACCCTTCTGATGCTCCAAAATCTACAACATATTTCTGTTTATTATATTTATCTTTTCTGTCATGCTTCCAAATAACGTCCATGTTCCTACTGTTCTTAAATTTCTTTTTAATAAACTCTTCCAGTTGTTCGTAATTATATTTCGCCTTTACTATTTTTTTCATTATGCGTTTTATAATACATTTTTTCTCTCTAAACAATAATAGTCCGAAATATATTTCGCCGTTTCCAAAAAATGGTTTTGTTGTTTTAATTTCACAAATATCTCTGGTGAAGTATGAATCAAAACTTGCCGCATACCCAGAAACTTGATTCATAAAAACAAAATTCATAAGAATAGAGTGTTTAAATACTTCTTCCATGGAAGTAGGTTTATCTATATGCGCCAAACTTTTATACTTATTATGTACTGGCGCAAGTATTACTCGCGGAATAAATTGCAACATCTTCCAATAAATGTTTTGCGGATGGTCGCCCGCATCATAATAAATATAAATATTTTCTACAGAAGTATTAAAAGATAAAGAAAGCGGAGAAAAAACATTCATCAAATTAAATTCTTTTGATTGCCAAAAATAATATGCGTCCATTTTTTTATTTCTCTCCTGAGTAGTATTGAAAGATAAAGAAAGCGGCGAAAGAACATTCAGTGAACCGCACCCGCCTAAAGGCCGGTGCTTCAAGGGTCATTGAAAATAAACTTTTCATTAGGCGCTTACTCCTAATGCAGAGGTTTTTCTCTCGCCTTGCATTGTACTGATATGTCCCATACCAGATTTTATTCTTAATCCCTCGTTCAAGATGTTTCTTGCGGCGTGTGTGTCTCTATCGCATGTGTATCCACAATCACAGTGATATACTCTTTCTGACAGTTCATGCTTATTTTTCTTTCCGCAAGAAGGGCAAATTTGTGTACTTGGAAAAAACTTATCAATCTTGACGAATGTATGCGACTTTTTTTCTATGTCGCTCATTATTCCACCCAAACAAGATTCTGATATACGCTTTCCAAATAATCCAGATTGCCATGCTTTGATGCTTTCATCTTGAACAATTACTGTTTCAAACTCGTTTGTAATTGTTGATACAAGTTTATTTCTTTTGTCTTTTTTCCTCCTATTGTTCTTTTCATACGCTTTATCTAATTCTATCTTTGCTTTATATCTATTATGCGAACCGAGTTTTTTATGTGATAGGTTTCTATGCTTTTGTTTTAAGTCGTTAGAGATAGGAACTACCACATTATATTTGTCGCCCGTTGATAATGTTATGGAGTCTTTAATCCCGAAATCGATACCTACATTTTCTTGTTTGTATGTCTTTACTTCTTTCGGAACAAAGCAAGTTATTTTAAGATAGTACCCATCGCATTTTCTAATCAGTGTCGCGTTTGCGAATTCAGCGTTTGGTGGTATTTGTTTATATCCATTAATCCTAAAACTCTTCTTGAACCCTTGTATATGAAAGTATTTTCCATCCTTCTCAAACTTATATGTTACTCCAAATTGATTGAGAACAATTGAATTGACTTTACTTCTATATGTTAGTTTACCTACCTTGTCATTCTGCCCTTTTTTCTTCATTGTCGCCAATGCCTTAATCGCATATATCAATCTTTGTTTTACCGATTGTTTAATTTGTGAAGACATATGTTGTATTTCATATTTGATATCGTTTTTATCTTTGTCTTTATATAAAATAAAATTGTTCTTTGTATCAAACGCAAAAATGTCTTCGGAAGATAAAATGTAATTATAAAAACGTTTTGCTTCGACAAACAACATTTTTAAGAATGTTTTTTTCTCTGTAGAAAGATGATTGCTTTGAATCTTCAATTCATATACTTTACAGGTTTGCGTTTTGCGCTTCTTTTTAGTTGCGCGAATGCTCGCTAACCATGCTTCCGTTTTTCGATTCACCATTGACATATAATATAATCTATCCTTGAAGAAAATCAAATCACAATTCATCACCCACCTAAATTAAGGTGATTTCTTGTGCACCTAGATTAAATAATTCTAATAATGCTTTATTCCATCCTTCTTGCCATTTTGTTCGTTTATGCTTCCATCCCCATTTACCAACAGTAAATTTTGGATATCTTTTCATTGAACCACGCGCAGATTCAAATATTGCAAATTTTATCTCTGGTTTCATGTTTGTTGCGCCCGCAGATTTTTATAAAAATTCATCTTGTCGTCATTTGACATATTACTCCACTTCTCGAACATGTCAACTGCTTGTTGGCATTGAGAGACACAAGTATCCATGGATATATAAGAATAAAGTCCAAGTCTGCCAAGAGTAATAAAATTCTCATGCAAATTATTAGATATTATTTCCCAAAAAACGTCATTGTTTTTCTTCTCCGACACCGGATACATTAATCTTTTGTTTTCCGTAAAATGAGAAATATATTTATTTGTAAAATTGTTCTTTACAAACTGCATTGATTCTTCAATGTATGCCGATTCAGAAGGTTCTGTTTCGTCAGAAGCGTCATAAGGAAACTCAAATCCAATTATTGTTTTTCCTTTAAACTCTTGTTGCGACGCATGTTTATATTCCATAATTCGAGTAAAACTATGATTGTTCGGAAAAGAAACAAGGTAAGAAGGGAACACAAAATCTGCATCAAGTATATAATATACCCAAAAAAGTCCTCTGTATTTTAATACATTTTTTTTATTCAGCAATACGTCAATCGGTGTTGTATTAAATATAAAATCGAATTTATATTCTTTATCAGTAAAAACAGTACTATTTTCACAATTTATATCATTCACTTTTTCGTTAATTATATTTATACCTTGTGTCAATAGTTCAAATAATGGATTATACGAACCAGGATGCCCCTGCCAGCGTTCGCCAAAGACGGTAGATACTTCGTCTCTAAGAAACATACGCCGTTGCTTCGCCCAGTCTGTTTCCATTTTCCGAGGGTGTATTCCCCACATTTTTATATTATAATTCTTAAAGAAATATTCGTATGCCGTTCGTCCTATTTGCGATAGAAGAAACGATTCAAGAGAAGAATAATCTGGTTTTGAAAGTTCCAAATGGTATAATTCTTTTGCCGCATTTTTATTGATATTAACTACATCGTCTATTGTAACAGGAAAATGCCTGAGATTATCTAATTTGCCGTCAATACTAAGATATTGATAAAACGGTTTTTCTTTGCTGTCAATAAATTTTTGAAAGAATTCTTTTAAATCTTGACTATGAGTGAATAGGATATGCGGACCAAGTTCATAATTAAGTCCATCTTTATTATGTGTGCGGCATAATCCGCCAAGTGCTTCTTGTTCAAATATTGTTATTTCATAATCTGGATATTTATTTTTTAACAAATATGATAGTGCACAACCAGATAATCCGCCACCGAGTATTGCTATTTTTTTAGACATTGAATACCGCCTGATCTAAATAATAATCGACAGGATTATATAACAATCCTAAAATCTTATCGCCATTTATTAACATTTTTCTTTGCTGTTCTAGGATGCTATCCATCATTTCGTATTTGCTATTGACTATATCGTCAGGTAAAAACTTATCAGTTGTTTGCCTAAAAGGAATTCTATAATTATCAATCTTATACCCATGATATTTTACCTTCAAACTAATTTCTACTTCGACGCATGGTGGAAACATATTGTCAGAAAATCCGCCGATTTTTCTTATAAAATCAGTCTTAAATATTTTATAATTTCCACAAATATGCGCACATGTATCCATGTCATATACTTTTGTAAGCACTCTTTTAGCATATTCATTTTGATTTTGCATCCAAGGTTGAGACACTACATGGTCATATATTTTATCAAAACCAAGAACATTCCCATAATTAAATTCGCCACTTTCACCGATATTTTCTTTATGCTTATTATTCAAATACCAAGAAATTAACCATCCATAAGTACCAACAAGAAAATCAGCATCCATAAATACAACATATTCAGTATCGACGAATTCCAATCCCTTATTATTAGTTCTACCCCAACCTAAGTTTGTTTTATTTTCCACAACAAGAACATCTTTAATTTTTTTTATTTCTTCAAGCGTTTTATCGGTAGAATTATCGTCAACCAGTACTATTTTTTGATTTATTCCCGCCCGTTGCAAAAGAGAAACAGTTTTTCCTATTATCCTTTGCTTATTATAACAAGCAATTACAATAGTAAATTTTGGAACGTTTTTTTCTATGTATGGAAATGTCAAACAAAAATCTCTATTTATTGGAAGTTCCGTGTACACAACTATGCTCCTAAATAATATTTATTATAAATCTCTTGTATCTTGTCTTTATTCATCGGAGTGACATGTATAAAGTATGCATTATCTTGTAATCCGATATTATTTATATCATAACCAATCATTGTATTAAATCTTACATCGATATTGAACATATCAAGCGCCAATTTTTTTATTTTATAATTTATAAAATCCTGTTCATATCTTCCAAAAACGTGAAAATAACTATCGTCGGGAAGAAAAACATCTTTATGCTTTTGCGAACATAACATAAAACCGGCATTATAATAAGTAGGTATACTAAAATCAATATCGCCATGTGTGGAAAGAATTGATTGCATTGCAAGTGTACAATCTCTTTCGCCAAGTTCTACTTCGTTAAACATATACAATTTATTTATGTCCGAATACAAATCAAAGACATTTGGAGAATTTTTCTTAATAATAATATCTAAATCAAGATAAAGAACTCTATCGTATACATCTAAAGCGTCACGTATCAAATACAATTTTTCTATGTGCGGGGAATAGTTTTTATTTTTTTGTATATGCCGACAAATAAAATCACAATTATTATTTATAGCATAATTATTTATAGTTGCCATTGACTGAGAATAATCATATCCGCCATTTCCGACTTGTACTGTTACAATTGCATTAGACATTAAAATTTTTGTGCACGGGAACCAACGACTTTATCCGTTGGAGGAGTGCACTGCCTCCTTGATTTGATAATATTTGAATACGTTATGCGTTATAAATACTATATCTTCTTTTTTTGCATTCGTACATAAACGTTTCCCATTATCAATTGAATGCAAAGATAATCTTTCATTGCTATTACCTCCGACGTAACATAAACCATATTTATTGTGTGTAACTATACTGCCTTTTTTAATGCCTAATGACATTGTTCCACCGTATCTTTTTCTTATTCCACCCGTTTCTGATTCTAGTCTATGCAACTGCCTACGGTGAAATTGTATCGGGTCAAGTTTATACATTGAAGTGTTATCTGGTTTTGTATGACCACCAATCAACCAATTTGCTAAGACAAACGAATCGACATTGTGTGAGGAGAAAATTTCTTTCATTTTATTTTTTGTCTTATTCAAACCATGTAAATCACGAAGTTGTTTCGTTTCCCATCCGCTCTTCAAATGTAGTTCGCCTAGTTTCTTTATCTCTGTATAAAACCATTCTTTTCCGACTTCAAGTTGAGAAAAGTTAGTGTTCCACTTTTTTGCATTCTTCCACGTTTTTGCCTTTACGTCTTCAATTATAAAAGAGGTTATTGGGAAAAGTTTGCAGAGAATATTCGAGACGCGTAGTTTTAATTGCCAACGCGATTTTGTTGATGGAGGAATACATCCGATTGTTCTATTGAACCGACATTTACGATATGGTGTGCTTCTTCCCCTTCGTGTTCTTCGCATGTTTCGTCTCACTTCCATAGCGTCTTTAACCCATCCAATTGCATTTGATAATACATTCAGATAAGTATGTGCTTCTGACTTAACCGTGTACGCTTCACGTTTGCTTCCTGGGTCAATTCCAACTGCAATTGGTTGTGTTTTTCCTTCGCTCCTTTCAAGTAGTTTGATATAGAAAATCCCAACTCGGAAACGCTTCACCGCTTTTCCTTTTCTGATAAGTTCTCTTGCCCGTTGGGGTGTTGTTGGCATTAGAACTTTTCCTGTTGATGAAACAACAGGAACGAACGTTACCGTTCGATTCTCTGCTTGCGCAGGTAATTTCTCTCCTCGACACTCGGAAGATGATTGGACGCAGACTGGAGAAGCATCCGCGACATCATTTGGCGTACTACTGCCTACTTCCTTAGTTTCCTTCAGACGACCATTGCTGATCTTGGACAGTCTAGTCTTGTGTTTAACACGATCTCGAACCATAGTTAGTGGTTTTCCTCCATGCCCTCGATTTTAGTCGTGGGTATTTGACTGTTGATTTCCTCAAGATTTGGTATCATTGTAATTATAGTCGCTTTTATATTTTTATTTTTTAGTTTTTCCATTATTTCATTTTTGAAATTCCAAGGCAGTATAATAATATTTTTTACGTCTTTATCACTATATAAAACTTCTGTATTATATATAGGTATCCTGCATTTCGGCGCAACTTTATTTTGCTTTTGCGGAGTATCATCAACCATATAAGAGATAAATGACTTATCAATACCGAGATAATTTAAAAATGAAATCCCTTTTGCCGCAGCACCAAAACAAACTGTTTTATCTTTATAATTATTGCAAAACCACTTTAAACATTTTGCCTTATGCTCCATAAATTGATTTTGAATCTTATCATACATATTGAAGTTTTCTATTCCAAATTCTTTTTCTTCTTTAATTATTTTATAATATGAATTATCTTTTTCTCGTTTTCCTTTTTCGGCATACACTCTATAACTGCCGCCATGCAAAGGAAGTTCTTCTACTTTCCAAATATGTAATCCCGCGCATTCCAAAATGTTTTCCATTGAATGTAAACTGAAGTACATGTAATGTTCAATGTATATCGTGTCGTACTGATTATATTTAATTAAGTTCATTAGACTTGGAAATTCTATCGTACAAAATCCATCGTTTTTTAATAACAAATAAATTGCTTTTACAAAATCAGTTATATTTGGGACATGTGCGATTACGTTATTTGCAACAATCAAATCTGCGGTGTTTTTTATATCCAAATTATTTATTAAATTACAAGACATAAAATCTATAATAACTTTATGCCCATTTTGTTTTGCTACATCTGCTGTGCTCGCCGTAGGTTCTATTCCAACACAATTGATATTGTTCTTCTTAAATATATCTTGTAAGTAACCATCATTTGAGGCAAGTTCATACACAATTGGATTGTCAGGTAAATCAGATTTTATTTTATTTACATATTCTTCACATTGTTTTAACCAAGATTTTGATACCGAAGAAAAATATGTATATTCGGAATGAAATATATCTGTTTTATCAACCGTTTCTTCTGTCTGTACTAATAGGCAAGATGGGCAAATAGATAAAGCAAGTTCATAAGAAATATCTTTTATCAATTTTTCGCTGAGAAGATTATTACAAATCGGTTGTGAACCGAGATATAATATCCTTTTTGTAGGTGTGTTACAATGTCGGCATGTCATTCGTTTGATCCCGCTACCCAATTATTTGTAATGTGTACCATCCCTATATTTTCTTTTCGGTAAAATTTGTGTTGAAAACTTGTAAAATCGTTTTCAGTCCAACGAGAAATATGGCGCTCTGATTCATGTCCTCGCCAAGCGCCTTGCCGAAAATCATAAGGAAATAATACAAATATATGTTTTGAATTATACGATAAAGCGTGGAGCAAGTCAACTCCTTGACTCTTTTTCATATGCTCAAGAACATCGCCAAATATTGTAATCTCAAAAGTGCTATCAAGGTGTTCATAAACAAACTTATCCGCTGGTTCATTAAATACCTCATTGTATAACGAACGTAGTCCAAATGATTCAACCCACTCTGTATCCATCTCTACAGCGATGGTATGACATCGTGGAGCGACTTGACGCACTATTTGACCATATTTACCTGCACCCGCACCAATATCTAAAAGACTAACTGGATTAATACTACGTATTATTTCTGTCATTTCTGGGTCAAACCAGTGTGATGAATGTGGCATTATAATATTCCTCCAAGAAGACACCCAGACTTCAGTCGGGTGATGAATTGGCGATTTGACTTTTCTATAAAATGCATTATATTATACACGTTGTGGGAAATCAAATGAAAAAAACGTTTAAATTCCGTGCATATATCAATAAAGAAATAGAACACAAGTCTAATTCCATTCTTGAGATGTGCCGAATAATTTACAATCTTTGCCTTGAACAACGGCGCAGTTATTACGCACATACTAAAAAATCTATTTCTTGTTATGACCAAATAAATCAACTTCCTGATTTGAAAGATGCGTTTCCAGAATACAAAAATATTCCTTCGCAAACATTGCAAGATGTTGTTGAGCGCTTGGATAAATCTTTCAAAGGATTTTTCAATCGAATCAAACGTGGCGTCAAATCTGGTTATCCACGTTTCAGAAAATATGGAAGATATGATTCGTTCACTTTGAAAAACGCTGGATGGGAATTGATTGATAATAAACTGATTATCAAAAAGATAGGCACGTTCAAATTGAAATTGAGTAGAGAAATAATTGGCAATATAAAAACAGTCACTGTTAAAAGAAACGCAACAGGGAAATGGTTCGTATGCTTTTCTTGTGATAATGTTCCTAAAAACATTCTTCCAAAAACAAAACAATCCATCGGAATAGATGTTGGATGCGAAGCGTTTATAACCGACAGCAATGGATTGAAAATAGAAAACCCAAGATGGTTGAACAAGAGTCAAGAAAAACTGGCGAAGGCGCAAAAAGAACTCGCCAGAAAAGAACGTAAATCCAAAAGGAGAGAAAAACAAAGGATAAAAGTTGCAAAAATCCACGAACGCATTGCGAACCAACGTCGTGATTTTCAACACAAAGTGTCCAAACATTACGTTGAAAACTACGACGTGATTTGCATTGAGAAGATGAAATCGTGGAATACTTATACGCCTCTGAACAGGAGTATGAGAGATGTCGCTTGGTTTCAGTTTTTTGACATGCTTCGTTACAAAGCAGAATACGCTGGTAAGGAAGTTGTTGAAATAAACCCCAAGAACACTTCTCAGATTTGCTCTGGCTGCGGTGCTATGGTTCCAAAGACATTGGATGTCAGAATTCATAGTTGCCCACATTGCGGATTAATCCTTGACAGAGATTTAAACGCAGCAAGAAATATTTTAAGGGTCGGAACGACCCAACGGAGTTCTCTTTTCTCACAACACCTCCGTGAAGCATCTGTATTTAGGCATATGTAGTTCACCCTTGTATCCTATTTGTTTGATTTAAATCATAAAGACTTTGTACGCCGCCGATATGCTGGCAGTAAGTATCCGTCAAAGTCGCCATTCTAAACCCTTTTAACCAATACTGATACGCAAAATCTGTTTCAAAACCAGACGGTAAATGCGGTTCATATTTTGGCAATTGTCCAAATTTCCCGATGGATAATAAACTTGGCAAATGCTGTAATCCAGGGTTCAATGTAAACGGCGGGAAAAAAGATAATGTTTCCCAATTCGCTTGCCCTTTTTTTCTCCATTCAATATCAAATTCATGGCGTATATAATTTACTCCAACGACATTAAGCACATCGCCTTTAATGCAATTTGTTCTAACCATTTTTATATCTCTGTTATTGAACATTACGGCGAGACTATCTTTTATATAATGTCCTTTTTTTATAAATAACCAGTCATCTTCGAGTTGGTATACGTATTGAGTTGTAGGTATAGAAAATAAATTATTAAGATTTGAAGCATGTCCATGATTAGGATTTTTATATATTTCAAGAAATGGAAATTCTTTTTTCATTTCGGAAATATCAGAATCGGTAGAACCGTCGTCGCTTACAACCCACCGTGATATCAAATCAATATCCAAACAATTTTCTACAAATGTTTGTATAGTTCTTTTTAAAAGTGCGAGTCTTTTCCCAGTTGTCATTGTTACAGTTATCATTAGTTACAGAACCTTTCTCTTCCTTGAATTTGCATCATCAAATTCTTTTTTTATTTTATCATCAGAATATTTATAATGTTCTCCAAGATTATTTGCAAGATTAAAATTGCTTAATCGTGAAGCGGCGCGGTGATATCTTTCAAGCATAAAATCTAATGTAAGAAATTTGTAATGAAGTAAATATAAATCAGCATTTTGCGATTCAATAATATTCCCGACAGGATTGCATTTATGACTACCTAAATCATAATTAGGATAAACTTGCCGAGGATTGAATATTACCCGCTTACTAAAACTTGCGTCTTCTATTCCATAATTATCGACTTCATATATTTGATTTTCATGTTTGGGTAGTTCTTTTTCTACTACCATGCAATAACCAAAAGTCTTTGGGAATGTTACTCCAGAAGAGGAATATGATTCAAATAAGTTTTTAATGTTTTTGTGATATAAAAACTCGTCGGTGTCGCAACAAATTATCCAATCTGCGTGAGAAGATTCTTTTTTCCACGATTCATTTTTAATCCATATTTGATTATTTTCATCAAACTTTTCACAAGTATTATCTAATATGGTTACTTTCGGATTGCTTTTTAATATTTGACGAGTATTGTCCGTAGACATGTTGTCATACACAAAATATCTATCTACAAATGTGTCATAATGGCGAAAAAAATATGGAAGAATTACTTCGTTATTGTATGAAGGCGTGTATAAATGTATCATCGTTTGAATTTAATCCAACTTGAATCTTGATATGTTTTATCTGGTGTAACAATGCATTCATTTACGGCGCGTCTAACTTCGTGCCAACAATCATTGTAATCATGTCCGCAAATAGCACCGCCTGTTTTTACTTTTGGATACCATAAATTGATATCTTCTTTTACACTTTCATATTTATGGCAAGCATCTATATACACAATATCAAAATATTCATCTACAAAAAGATTTACTGCTTTTTTAGAAACAGTTTGAACAATATTTAGTTTCTCTTTGTATGGTTCTACACGCTGAATAAATTCAGAGTATATCTGCGTCATTGGTATTTCTTCAGAAGACGTGTCGTTTTTATCGTAATTATTGCCCCATGGATCAATTGCATATAAAAGTTTTGATTTAATTGCCCATGCTACTGTAGATTCCCCGGCATAACAACCAACTTCAGCAACAGTAATATTATCTGGCAATTCATTTATTAAATCGAGCAATCCTTCCTTAAAGCCCGGAAGATTTCTTACCCTTACTGGTAAAGTTGGATGTACTATTTGAGATAATGTAATCATTGTTTTAATCCCCAATTTTTTCTTAATTCGTCAATTGTTTGCATAATAGCAAGAGATTCATCAAGCGGCATAACGTGACTTTCTGTAATACCATTCAAAATACATTTATTTACGTAATCCGCCTCGTGAACATATTTATTATTTGGTAAATTAAATGTTTGCGTTTCTTTTCCATCGTTATAAACAGAAACTTTTTCTGAACACCACCATGGAGAATGGACAACAATATCTCCATTTTCTCCGTATATAAAAACTTGTTGCGGCGTTTCTTTATTGATACACGACGATAATTCTGCGATAGCACCGTTTTCATATTTAAAAGTTATTTTATTTGAAATATCTACTCCTGTTGTACCTATTACAACAGAACTATTTTTTTCTATAGGATTTCCAAATAAATAATTTACTAAAGACAAATTATATACTCCTAAATCAAATAATGCTCCTCCACCCGCCCATGGATTATTGACTCTATCTTTTGGATTATCTGACGCCAAAATCCCAAAATCTGCAACTATTTTTTTTACATTCCCAATAACTTTATTATTTAATAGTTCTTTTACTTTTAATATTGAAGGAAGAAATCTAGTCCACATTGCCTCCATAAGAAACAGTTTTTTTTCTCGTGACATCTTTACCATTGCTTTTGCTTCTTCAGCGCTTATTGCAAAAGGTTTTTCACAAAGAACATGTTTACCAGAATTTAAAGAAAGCAAAGTATAATCTGCATGATGATTATTAAGCAAAGCTATATATACAATATCTACATTCTTATCATTGACAAGTGTTTCATAAGAAAAGTGTATATTCGGTATATTAAACTCATTAGCGAAAGCAGTGGCGGTGTTTTCATTACGTGATCCAACAGCAACTATTTCAACATTATTTGTTTGTTGTAATGCTCTTGCAAATTGGTGTGCCATAAAACCAGTACCAAGTATTCCCCAACGTACTTTTTGCATTATATTTTCCTAATCATCCATGAACCATCTTCATATAATCCATCTGGTTTTTCAAACTTTTCATATATATATTTTATAATACCATCGCATTCATCGGTATAATCATGCCCGCATAAATATCCACCATTTTTTAATTTTGGCAAATAAAGTTCAACATCTTTTTTAAATATTTCATAACTATGGTCGCCATCTAAATAAATAATATCTAATGAATTATTCTCTATTTTACCATGGACATTATAACTAAAATCTCGATAAATTGTTATTTTGTCTTTATAATTTTCAGTTCGTTTATAAAAGTAATACATGTATTCTTCATTATTCCATGCCCACGGATCAATGCCATAATACTTTTTGCAGTGTGGCAACCATAAGATAGCGCTTTCTCCGCTAAAACAACCTATTTCCAATAAAGTTATATCATTTTTATTTTCGCATATGTCTGATATAAGTTTTTTTATTCCGTTTAAAAGCGGACCTTCTGGACGATGTATGACTTCTCCATTTATAATTTTATATAGTGGAGGAGTAATTTTGCAAATTGGCTGAACCATTTAAAAGTGTACCTCTAAAACATCGTCAAGATATTTTATTCTAGGATTTTTTCTACACATATCTTCAACAATCATTCCGTCGGCGGCAAAATCAAGGTATTTCCATCCGCCGACAGATTGCAATAATTCCGTTTTTACAATGATAGACGCCGCATCAACACTACCGATTATATTTAAACGTGATTTAAGCACTGGGACAATCTCTCCAAGAACTTTATAATCGGTTACACCATTTAATATTTTATCAACTATCTGCTCGGCATAGTTCGGATTGTTTTTCTTTATAAAATACAATCTTTCGGAATCTTGTTGGTCTTCTTTATCTATTAAATTTGCCATTGCAACCGCAATTTTAATCATATCATAATCTTGAATATCCTGTAATACTCTTTCAACAAAATACGGACTGAATACATTGTCGTCATTAGTTCCATGCCAGTAGAGAGTTTTACATGACATAATAGATTTTTGCTTCATGTCATGCCCGTACTTATTCTCACGAAATTCATTTTCGCGATAAGTTATTTTATCACTATTATAGGAAGAGATGAGTTCGCGCTTTTTAAAATCCGCTCCATCATTCCAAAAATCGATAACAAATCTTTGGTCGGTTTGCCGCATAATACTATCAATACATAGTTTTGTTTCATAGTAGCGTTGATAAGAGACTACGTTAATTGTAAGTAATCCACTCATACCTATTATCCCGTAATTTATATTTTAATAATAATTGAATGTATGGATTTTCGTCAGCGCCAGAATTCGTATTATGCCGCGAAGTAGTGCTTTCAAAATGACTAATATAAATATTTTCCGCCAATGCTTGCTTCTGTTTTAATATCTGATAATTATATCGATATATAAAATCGTCTCCAAAATATATTTTTAATCCCTCTATCGGTTTCCACTGTTCTTTTCTGCCTAATATAAACCAACCAGCGCGTTCTTGATTTTCAAAATATTTTAATTTTACAGTTCTATTTTTATCTACTGTTTGCATCATATCAGAATAATCTTTTAACGTTTGCCCATTGCTTGTAAACACCGTCAAAATTCCCAAATCGGGAACTTTTTCCATAGTTGAATAGCACATATCAAAAACTGTATTATGACAAAGAACGTCATCGTTAAGTATCAAATAATACTTTGAGCGGCATTCTTCTACGCCTTTATTCCACGCATCATTCACATAATAATTTTTGTCACTTACAACTTGAAATTTCTGCCCAAGTCGGTAATTATTAAAATGAGAATTGTCACAAGTATTATTTATAATTATAACTTTATCAATAATAGAGCACGCATTCATTTGGTCAATAGTATATTGAAAAACTTCTGGAATTGTTTTAAATATTGTTGGGATTATAACGGTTATCATAGATTGAAAATTTGTCCTACTAAATCTTTTCTTTGTTTAATTTCATTTATATTTTTGCAAACAAAATCATTGCCGTGATGCCCGCAAAAATGACTATGATTAAGCGCAACACAAACCGTATCTTCTTTTATATAGTCTTTTATATTTCCGTCTCTAAAAAATACTTCATAATCGTGGCGAAAATGTACTGGAACAAAAGTGCTTCTGCTAACTTCTTCACACGGATATAAATAACTTTTTATAATCGGCGTAAGAATAGTCTCTCCTAAAAAGCACCAATCGTAATTTGCTTTTTCTTCGTATTTATCAAGGATATAATCCATGTCGTGTTTCCACTGTGTCAACACTTCCGAATTTTTCTCCGCATAAAAATAACCATTTATTACTAAATTGTCAATCCATTTTATATATGCAAAGTCAACACCGTCTACTTTTTTAAAAAAATCATCGGCACTTTTTACAAAAACCGTATCCGCGTCAACCCACAAACCGCCATGCTTCTCCAAAAGAGCAACACGTAAATAATCCGCACGTTGCGCAATATGTTTTATCTTAAAGAAATTTTCGTGAAGTTCTTCTTTATCTAAATATTGAGCAATATCTTTTTCGTCAAGTATAAATACATCAGCGCCAGATTTTTCTGCGATTGAATTTAAACAATATTTTATATAATCTGGTTTAGCCCCTTCCCAATATGTAAAAATATTTTTTGTCATAAAGAATAATCGCTCGATTTATAATATTCAGTATTACTGACTTTACCCGAAAAAGTGTCGGACCACACCCATTGATTTGAATATACTCCGTCAACTCCAATATTTCTTATTCTTGATAAAATTGGAGAATGGCATAAAAGATTATTTTTTATAGTATACCCGTTTAGGCATGAATCGAAACAGCCATCATTATTGTTATTTAATACTTTTGCATTTTCTTTATTTAACATATTTTCTTTCCAATGATTTTCCCATTGAAATTTTGTTATGACATTTCCCCACGGGCAATAAGAATTTCTTACCCCTATTTTTGTAGGATTTTCAAAATTTTGACTTCCCGACCAGAGTATCATGCACATATGTTCTGGCGATAATTGTTGTTTTACATACCATTCCGCCAATTCTGTAGCATCAGGACTTGGACATAAATCGTCTTCAAGTCTAATTACATATTCAGCATAGCGACTAAAAGCATAATCTAAAACAAAAAACTGATTAAGACTTACGCCAAGCGTTTTTTCATTTCTTAAAACAACATTTGGTATCCAACTTAAATCGGGAAGTTGTTTTTTATAACAAGGTTCAAGTGCAAGAACAAGAGTATAATCATCTCTATTACGATTTAACTTTATTGCTTCAATCACTTTTTCGAGATATTGCGGGCGTGTTGCTGGGATAGTTATATATTTCATTGTTCAACCTCGCGCTAGTTCAAATATTTCATTCCATTTCTTTATAAAAACATCAATATTAAAATGATTTGTAATTATATCTTTTCCCCGATTTCCTATTTCTTTTGCTTTTCCCCAATCATTTAAAAACATTTTAATTATTTCGCGCAACTCTTGATTATCATCTAACACATACCCATTAACGCCATTTTCTATATATTGCTTTTCTGTTTTTATGCTTGTAGTCACAACAGGAATACCCGCCGCAAAAGCATCCAACATGCAAAAAGGATATGCGCCAAGTTGCGTAGTGTTAAAATATACACGGTGCGAAGCAAAATAATTTTTATACGCATTAAAACTGCACGGGTATATACTGTTCTCTGTATTTGGATTGTCGCCAAGTATTAAATAAGGCAGTCCGTTTACAACTGTTAAGAATTTTTCATACCCGCACCACCAATCTCTATCTTTAAAAAAGTGGCACGCGCGTAAAACAACTTCTTTTTCCCCAACATATCCATATCCATAATCTTTTAAATCAACGCCGTGATTGATTACAACAGATTTTTTGTCATTGCTATTCCAAGATTGCCTTTTTGTTTCAAGCACAAAAACTTTATAACAATCGCTCATTGACGCAATTAGTTTATCTCTGTTTTCAAAATCAGGAATTTCGGGGACATTCCAATCTCTGCTCCACATAACATGAAATAAAATAACTTTCTTTTTTTGAATATGTTCTACAGAATGCCAATCGGTAAGTTTTTGGCAAAGTATCAAATCATATTTATCATAATCATCTACTGAACTAATAACTCTTGCATTTTTTGGCAAATACCTCTGCCTGTTGTCCCAACCTTTTACACCGCCAAGTTTATCTGATTCAAGTATATCAAACTGGTGTCCAGTTTTGCAGAGATTGTATTGATATCCCTCATGTGTCGCAAAGGTTAAAATGTTCATCGGTTATCATTTATGCCTCAGTTGCATTCCCCCACCAAGATTTTTCGTTTTGTATTCATTCACGTAGAAATCGCGGCCTATGAATCTAACGAAAGGATTTTGAAATTGGCGAATCATTTTTGTTTCGCACTTACTACACTTCAATTCATAACCAGAAATCTCATTCATAGAAACTTCAACTTCTTCAGCATGTGTGCAACTTGGACAAGTGAAATCGTATTTCATTTTTTATTTTCCTTTTTTTTTTATTTATCTAGCGCTTTTGACAATTTTAAAAGATATTCAATTATATCAGAATGAACTTTACTCGGCGTCTCTATTTTTTCTTTTCCAAGAACATAATCAAGGTAGCACATTAAAACTCCTTTTATTATTTCGCACTGTTCTTTTGATAAAGTGTTAAAAGCGCAATTTTCTATTTTACCTTTTTCATATGTAAAGTCATGCAGAAATAAACCACTTGATTTGTTATCTTTGGCAAATTTAATGTAATCAAATTGTTTAGTTCTTTTTGTTTTCTTTTTCATTTTTCTGATTCCTTTTATTATATCAAACGCTCTCTTTGATACACTATATTATATCAACTAAAGCGCTTAATTACTTCTATCAGTTTATCCGCAATCACCTTTTTATTGAAATTCTTTTGTAAATGCTCGCGGGCAATTATCCCTTTTTGCTTTGCTTCATTTCTGTTTTCATATACATAGCGCATGAGTTGTCGTAAATTCGCCTCCGAAGGTTCTGCCCATTTTTGGTTTTTATAATTAGGAGTTATCTTCGTCATCTCATCATCAATTGTTTTGAACTCAAGAACATCTATCAAATAAGAATTTTCTTTATTCATAAACTCCATATTGCCAGACCAACCAGTTGCGATTGTAGGCATACCCATTGCCATAGATTCACTACAGAATAATTCCCACCCGCCGCCGCGATGTGGTGACACAGAACAATTACATGCTTTATATAATCTAGGTAAATCCATTTGGTCTAAAATATCACCATAAAAAATTATATCTGGAGGTTTTTTTAATGATAATTTTTTACCAAAATCTTGAAGACGAGTAATTAAATTCTTTTTGTGATTTTCAGAAACACCACCAAAATATCCCTTAAATACTAATCCTACATTATCATTACCCTCAAATTCACGAAGATATGCCCGCAATAATATATCCCAACCTTTTCTATGCGTAACGTCCATAATTGATAAAAAGTAAAATTCTTTTTTTGGCAATTTACCATTTGCGGTTAAATCTAATGGAGAATAATTTTCTGAATTCCAAAAGTTTGTATCAACAATATGTGGTATAACCGACATTCTGTTTCTATTAAATCCGCCGTTCTCAAATGTTTCAACGTTGAAATTACACGGACATAAAATATGTGCCATGCGAAACATTTTGTCTACCCAATGCGACGGAATAGTTGATGTTTCAAAAACAGTGTATCCGATTTCATTTCTTTTCGGATCAAGATGTTTATAAAGGTCTGGTACAAAATGATTAACACGCGGACATGTCGACGATACCACTGTGTTTTCTAACGATTTTAAAAGTGCAAGTTTTTCTCCTGTAACCGCTGGAGTAGCAATCGGCGACCAAAATGTCACAGGTTGAACTTTTACTTTTACACCTGCTTCATGTAAAGCAAAAATATAATCTCTCGCGCACGAAGCGTATCCTGAAGGATCATAAACTGGAGCGTGCCAGATAACTTCTAAAGGCATTCTGTTTTCCTAAGTTAAATTTGTTATGTCAAATCCAACAAGACAAAATTTTCAGCAATACGATTATCTTTAAAAGAATCAATTTTTTTAGTTATTACGTCTTTAATATAATTATATTCCGGCGCAATAAGTTTATTTCTTAATTCAATAAAAAAATCGTAATAGGCATAACCAAGACTTTCAACAAAGTTTATTTTTTCTTGGTCTGTTTTTGTAGCAAAGAATTTTAAAAGTCCCTCACGGGTATTTACAAGTTTTGTTTCTGGGTCGATAAAGTGAGCATAGGCATGTATTCTATCCTCAAAATATTTATAATCTTTATCGAATTCTTGAACAACTCGAATAATACCTTCTTTCGCCGCGATGTAAAGATTCCCGTGAGGGGACATTAAACTCTTCTGAATCAAACTGTTTTCAACATAATCAGATACTTTGACTATTTGCTTATGTTGTAAAGTAAATTGCATGTCAGGAATTCTGACACTGCCAATCGCCTTGTTTATTAGAATCATTTTTTAAATCACAAAGTTAAATCGTTGAAACGCCGACACCATAAATAGCATTAAGACGGTCTTTACAAATGTTGTAAAGGTCTTCGTCTTTATTATCTTTTGCTTTTTGGGCATGTGCTTCAATAAGCGTAACGGCATAAGAATTATTTACTTTTTCAATAACTCTGTCGCGTTCTGCCGATTTGTTCGCTTTTTCCGCTTGGTCAATAAGTTCTTGCGTAATTTCTGGCATTGCCGTAAGAATTTTCAATTCACCGCTTTGAATAAGCATTTGCAATTGCGGAAGATTTTTAATTTCATCGTCTTTGTACCGCATTGCCGCGAGGTCAACTGATTGACCAGGATTGAGTGTAATTGGGGTGTCTGCGTCTTTGCGCCGCAGGAAAGAGAGGATGTGAATCTTGCGTGATACGTTCTGGATAATCATTTTGTTTTCTCCTAAATGTTTTTGGTTTGTTTTGTGTGTTAAATAAAAAGTATCGAGGGAGAGGATAATAATTCCTCTCCCTCAGATACTAATTGGTTAGATAGAACCAGTAGGCGTATAGATTGCTTCGCCGAGGGTATTCGACAAATACCACGGGGTAAAAGCAGTCTTACCGCTAACTTCGAGTTTCGCAACCGAGCGTGGGTTAAGGATGCCCATGCCGATAGTTTCGTAAATAACCCAACCGAGCGTGAGGCGAGGCATGATATCAGCAGGCGTAACAGTGATGTCTTGCCTTATAGGAAGGACACCAGTTTGTTCCGGTTCAGCGACAACATACACACGGTTCACGGGGCAAAGGTTAGACACGAGAATATCGCACGTCCAAATATGCGCCCACAGACCAGTCATCAAAACTTCGCGTTGCGTAACAGGGTCAACGTTAGTATTAGTAAAGTTGAGCAAGTCCACGTAATTAACGAAGTTCATTATCATCTTCGCGGGATTCAGCGGCCACTTACCAACTTCTCGGAAAGTTTGGAGAAGTGACGTTTTATCAACCGTACCAGCGACAGTCGCTATAGCGTTAGTACCGCTCGCCGCAGCGCCTTCCAGCGCCGTGAAGAGGAAAGTATCTTCCGTAGCAACCATGTCGTTCTTAGCACGTTGTTGAGCACGATCCACGATGTTGAACTTGCGGGTTTGGATTTGGTCGATGGGTACTTGCGGATACGACACGACGTTAAACGTCGGAACGGTCACACGTTCGCCTTCGAGAATACCATCTTCCACACGTCCACGCATACCGATAACTTTCGCCGGAAGGCGAACGTCACGGTCATAAATCACGAGTTCGCCTTGGGGAATAGAGTCAACCACAAGTACCTTGCGAGAGATACCCTGATAGTCCATATCCATGCGAATCGGATTCGCCATACTAGCGGCAAGCGCCGTACGACCTTCAGTCGATTCAAACATTGAATCGACAAGTGCCGATTTTTCGGCAGGAGTTAGATCAGCCATGGTTATGCCCCCTCTACTTGACGGACAAACTTAACGCGCATGATGTCGTTATTCGCAGCGTTGGCAGGCGGGGTTACCACTTGCGCAACAATTTCTTGCGTAGTATACGCAGTAGCGACAGTAAGTTTTCCTTGATTCGCGCCAGACGGAATGTACGTAAGGAGTGCGTTTACGGTATATGTCTGACCTATATCGTAGTTGCCTTGCACATCTGCTTCAAGACCATCTTGCAGCCAGAAAAAAGACATTTGCCCGCTTTGCGAATAATCCGAATAACTGTCAGCGGTAACAGCCATTGCAGTGTTGCTCCCAGTGGCAAGATCGAGTTTAGTAACTCCACCTTCACTTACCATCTTAACTATCAGACCCGCAGGAAGCGTCGCAGACGAACCATACGGATACTGAAGTTTCATAGCAGCGAGTTTTATGAGGTCAATAGCGTCAGTGACCGTCGCAACAAGCGTGCTAACGAGAGGGAGACTTGATGCACCGTGGAAGGGTTGCTTCACAGGTTTAAGCATAGTAAATACCTCTCAAAAAATAATTAATAGCGGTTTTCGTTTATCTTGTTTGTTTATTTGCCGTTGTCCACATACTGGCAAGTTGGTCTTTCGCATCTCCACCATTAAAACTGCCGAGTTCAGTTTTTTCTGATGCAAGATTTGGGATTCTCTTGATTCCAGCATTCTTGACAATGACCTTCGACCCATTCATATTCTTAACATCTTTCGATGTGTCAGAAGCAGTAACAACTTTTTGCGCCATTTTTCTTATGCTCGACGCAAACAGTTCAAAAGACATATCATCCATCAACATTGTTTGTTCAATGAATTCGTCTTTCTCTTTATCTTCAGTTAAACCTTTCGCTAATGAGAACTTGTAGAGTTCAATCGATTTCTCTGCTTTTATTCGGAGAGACTTCTCGTCGAGAAGTTCGTCTTTAGCATTTGCAAGTTTTTCAACTTTTCCTTTTTCTTCCGCAAGTTTCTTTTCCAAATACTTTATTTGCTTGTCTTTTTCAGAAGCAAGAAGCGCTTCTTTCTTTTGCTGAACTTCTGCTTTTGCTTGTATTGGTTGTTCTTCTTGTGGAACTTCAACTGGCGCTTCGGCAGAAGGTTCTTTTTCAACATTGTAAATAAACTCTTCTTCTTCAATCCCGCCTTTATCAATATCAACAGTCATTATTTCGTTACCTTCCCACGAAAGTCCCGAAGAACCATACATTTCTTGATAGTTATTAAATTCTTCTTCATTGGCATAAACATCTTGAACACGAGTTACTTTTGTAATAACTCCGCCCTTGACTTTATCGCCGACTTGCAAGTCTTGATTATTTTCAAAATCGTGCGCCGCCTTTTCAATTGCCGCTCTCTTCTCCATAGCATTTTGTAATGCCGCAGGAAATGCTCTCTTACCAGGTTTATATTTCTTGGTAAGTTTTGCAGTGAATTGCGGGTCGCCATACGCCGCATCAAAATATTCTTTACTCTTTTCCGGTTTTGTTGCTTTCGGATTTATAGGATAAGGATATTCTTGCTTTTGCTTTGCGGCAATTTTCGGATAAGGTCTATCGCCTTTACCTGTATAATTCTTCACAAGTTTAGAAGCAAAACCTTTATCGCCGTACATCTTGCTGTAATAATCTTTTTCATTCACTTTCTTTTTCTGAAAATCCATAGTATTTAATTGATTTGCGTGTTTTTCGCCAATTTCTTCCGAAGGAATCTCTTCACTTGGTTCTTCTGTGTTTGCATCAGTAAAAATTAATTTTCCCTTTTCTTTTAGTTCTACAAGTTCGTCGGTTGTTTCATATTGAGGATACCACCAAAGTCCTTCTATTTCAAGAAGTTTTCCTTGGTCATCACGAGAGACAATACCGATAATTGGTGCCTCTGTAAGCGCTCCTACTTCTTCTGCATTTACAAAATCGTATCCATTTGCAGCAAGAGATTCAAGTGCATCATAAATATCTTTTGCATCTTGAATTGCTTCTGGATTAGTAACAGATATTTCAAGATTACCATTTTCAAGAACTTTTGCGCTCACTGCGTTTGCAACAGATTCCTTATCAAGTGCCGCTTCTTTCTTCGGCATATCTTTTGACTCGTCCTTATTTTCGTCTTTCGATTCTTTTTTTTCGTCCTTGCCTTCTTTCGCAGGTTCTTTCTTTTCGCCTTCATCTTTTTCAATTTCGGCGATAAGTTTATTTATTTCTTTATGCGCCTTAATGCATTCCTGAAGTATTTTAACTACTTCTTTTGACATTTCTTTCTTGCCCGCATTTTCTATCTTTATTTCAAAACCGTCTTGAATAATTTCTTTTTCTTTCTTTTCTTCTTTGGCGGTTTCTTTTGGTTCTTCTTTCTTTTCATCGCCTTCTGCCGCCGCTTCTTTTACAGGCGGTTCGACTTTCTTTTCGTCTTTTTCTTGCTTCTTCGTTTCTTTCTCGACTTTTACTTTTCCGCCGTCGTCGGTAGTAAACACATATTCATTCTTCTTTTCGTCAACGTCTATATCAGAAACAAACTTTTTGAGTTCATTAGCAAACTCTTTTACCGTCTTTACCTTTGGTGCTTCAGGTTTTGCCGCAGGCGCAACTTCTTTATTAGGAAGAGTAGGTATTGCGGGCGCTTTCGGAGCAGTAGGCATATGCCGCATAGGTTTCTTTTCCATAATAGGAGCGAGTCCCATAGCATCCGCAGTCTTTTCTATTCCGTTAGATTCAATTCGAGCAAGTATCGCCTGACCATATTCTTCTTTTGAAACTTCATCAAACTTTGCAAAAGTCTGTTTTCCCCACATTTGGGCGACAGTCGCCTTCAATACTTCTTTTCCAGTTTCATCATTAACCTGCCAAAAAGAGGCAGTCTTAAACGGCAAACGATTAAAAGTTGCTGTATATTTCATGCGAGCGCTCCTTGAAATTCTTCTATTCTTTGTACCATATTAAACTTTTCGTTGACATAATATCGTGTTAAATAGTGCTTGACTTTTAATGGATTCTGTACTATATTATAGATAAGGAGGAATTCCATGAACCGCTTTTTAACACCAAAAATAAGACTTAAAATCATGGACATAGTTTGCTGGGCAATACACATCTTTGATATGATATTGGATTTATTGTCTTTATTTTTTGCATGGGCGGGAAAGGAATTCGCTTTCCTTGGATTAAGATTTCTTGCAATAAAATCTGCGCAATTATCAATATCCATCTGGGGATTCCAACTTGAAAAAATAACAGAACATATAGAAGATATAGATAATTTTTTGTACTCTTTTTTTGCCATACCTAAATCTTTAAGAACCGAGTCCGAAAAACCCTTTGATTAGTTTATGATCTTCTTCTCCGAGAAGCGTATCAAAACTAACTAGTCCTACTTTATCTTCTGATTTTTCTTTGTTAATATTTACAATATCCTTTGCGAGCATATTATAAACACTTTTTACTTTCTGCATATCAATTGATTGTGAAGAACTACCTTCTGCTTGTATAACATCTCCATTCCGTAGCATGTTCGCAAATTGTTTAAGAAAGTCAACTTTCTTTTTAAATAAAGATTTTTTCCATTCTTTATCTTGTTCTATTCCGGCGGTGCGTTCCATTGATACAATTTCATTATAAATACTTGCAATTTTTGGAAATGCCCGCCCTTGCGGTTTATAGTTCTTTGTTAATTTGCTTGCAAAACCTTTATCGCCAAATGCTTTTGAATAATACGCTTGAGGATTTTCATGTTTCTTTTTAAAATCCATGGTATTAAGTTGGTTTGCTTTCTTTTCAGTTCCTTCATCTTCTTTCTTCTTACCAAGCATTCCTTCAAACATATCAACATACGACTGAAGATTTTTTATTTCTTTTTCAAAATAATCGCCTTGTTTGGAAAGCGCTTTGACCGCACCTTTCAATTCGTCAATCCGCTTTTTGATAATATCGGGTTCGCCAGCACCAGAAAGTTCAGGCGCAAAAGTAAACTCCGTGCCTTTTTTCTTTTTCGGCATTTCGTCTTTGAGTGATAACTTAATCATTATTGCGCCCCTTTTCTTTTTTATAAGGATAGTTTCTTTCCATAAAAGCAACTATACCATTAATAACCGCTTGTGTATTTTTATCTGGTTCTTGGAAATTTTCTATATGCCTAACTGGATTTAATTCACCTACAGCATCCATATGATGTATTTTTTTTGAAGGCATAGAACCCCAAGATACCCAATAACTCCAATTGCCATTTGAATCAGTTCCAATTCTATTGATATAAAGACTTGGCGCTATTTCAACATATTGTGCCGCCGCTTCTTTATTCTCTAGGCGTTTTTCCATCGCTGGCAAACCTTCTTTCTTATCATAATATTTCTTATGTTCATCTTCGTGATTGACAACAATTTCTTTTGCCATTTCTTTTTCTGTCAAATCAAGTTTACCATCTTCGGCGACATCTTTTTCTATCTTTTTAAACAGCGGTTTGTGTTCCATTTCTATTTCTACTTTAGAATTTTCAGGTAAAATATCTGCTTTTTTATAACTTCCTTCACGTATTGTATCGGCAACTTCATCCATTTCAGATATACCAGAACTACCCCAATCAAGTGATTCTTTTATATTACTTACAACAGTCATTGATTCGTCTTTTACATATATTTCGCCAGTATCGGCATCTACAAGATTATAAGTGCCGTTTTCATTTTTCACAATTTTTGTATTCTTTTGTGCTTTTACAAGGCGAACTACCGAGTTATTCCCAGCAGTTCGCACATACTTCTTCGCAATAAGAATTTGCAAATCTTTATTCATCATACGATTAGGTATTGCATCAAGTTCAATTTTTTCTTGTTCTCCGAAAAGAGCAAGTATTTCTTTTGCGCCTTTTGTAAGTTTTTCTGCGGCGATTACAGTTTTAGAACGTGATGCGTAAGTAGTAAACATTATTAAATTCCTTGTATTTGACTATCCAACTTTTTTATTTCGCGGTTGATATCGGCAACTTCTACTTTAAGATTGCCTTCTTTGCTCCATTCCATTTGTTTCATTTTAGCGTTACGTTTGAGGACAAGATTTGCCTTGCGCTTTTCTAAATCATCTTTCATAGATGTTTTATCAAGAGCGATTCGCGGCGAAGTAGGTTCTGAAAGAGAAGTTGTAAAAACGTCACTCGTTACTTTATTTGCTATTGTCGGAATAGCGGAAAGGCGTCCTTTCGCTCTATTAACTATCGCTTCTATTTCTGGATTAAGAGTCATTCCACTTGAAGCAATAGGAGATATATTCGCCGCTTTTTGTGCCGCAGCAATAACTGCTTCATTCGGTATATCACTTTTTCTTGCAAAAGAAAATTCTTCAGAATTTATAGTCCGCAAAGTGCCCTCATCGACTGAACCTTTTTTGATAGACGCCATACGTGCAATATCTTCTTGCACTGCTCTCTGACGTTCGTCCATGCCTACCGGCATTCTGTTCCTTGAAAAACCCATTGTAATTCTCCTAAAGTTGTTTAATATCTTGCACGGCATCTACGAGATTGCCGAGCAAGTTCCTAGTATGTTCTTCGCCGTACAAATAAATCCAAGTAGCGACGGCATTCACTATATGATTATCATTCAAATCTATTTCTTCGCCATTTTGTACTTTGCTTGCAACTTTTTCAAGAAGCAATGCTGAAGGGTCTGCTGGGACGCCGACCCAACTCAATTCGATAAAATTCACATCCCTATTAATTTCATAAACTAATTGTTCTTTCCCATTTGCATTTATTTTGTGTCCTTTGTGAAATTTGACACAGTTGCAAAAGTCACTCTCAACTTTGGCGGAATTTCCACAAACGCTACAAATTGAATGTCCAACAACACAATTATGTACTGCAACATTTTCTACACAATAACTGTTATCATTTTCTACTTCAAAATTATATACATACCCATCATATAAAATTTTTGAAATGCTTTTTATAGGTGACATTAAATAATTTTTATATATAAATCTACTCAAACCGGGTATAACGTCTTTGTCTATAAGTTTGTCACTATATTTCGATAGTTTTTTACCATAAATTGCTGGTATGTCTAATTCAAAAATATCTCCATCTTTGACTATTCTTCCTTTTACTTTATGACATCTTGGATTTCTTTTCGCTTTTTTTACTGAACTAATTATTCCATTCCTTAAAAGCATGTAAAAGAGTTGATTCAGCATCATGTTTGATGCTGATTGGCATAATGTTCTATTTTTATATTCTGTGCCGTCTCCATTTATATAAGAGCCTATCATTTGTAATTGCAATTCATTGTCCCATTTCATAACAGATTTGTCAAATGATTTATAGTGCGATTTTTCATTACCAATTTTTTTGAAAAGATTAGCAATATCTTTATCGAATACTTTAACATCTATTAAATCTGGTCTGCAATCCCAAACATTTTCATTAAAATTCGCTTTAGAAACAATAGAAAACAATTCTTTAAGTTCTTTCACGTATTTTTTATCTTGTTCATTGTTCCCAAAAGAAAAAGAGATTCCGCATATTTCACCTTTTTTATCCCTAATCGGAGAACCTTCCGACATATAATATCCAAATATTCTTGCTAAAGGTGCGTTAATTTCATAATCAACTGGTTTTTCTATAGAAACATCAAATGGGATGGCAATGTAATCACCAGACTTACATTTATCTGCTCTTTCAAAATCTATTTTAAAACTTTGATTATTCATCTTTTCACAATAGTTTTCAGAAAGAATTCCACCATATTTTCTTTTATTGCACTTTTTAAGATTACCAAGTAAAGGGTGCGGCAAACAATAATTATCTCTTGCCAGTCGATGGTGGTCGCATTGTAAATCTTCTTTCTTTGCGATAAAAATAGGATGCTCATTAGTAAAAGTTAATAGATTATCTATTCCTTCAACATCAAATATATGTATATAATCACTATACCGTCTTTGCTGAAGATTTAATACTTTATTATCGTTTGCTAAATGAGTGAATACTTTATCTCCGACTTCAATATTTTCAATATTTTTGAAAGTAAAATCAGACATGGTTATTCTTTCGCCTGCAATAAGGCAGCCCATGCTTACGCTGTTAGTATACCCCTTATCAATTGCCCTAACAAGTTCTGGGTCTTTTACGCCATCAACGGCAAGAAGACACTCGATGAAGCGCCCATTATGGTTTGGCACCGCATCTAAAACTATGCCAACTGCTTTTGAAACGTCATCATTTGCATGATTCTTAAAATTTCCACGCCCGACAAAACTTTCATAAACATATCTTTGATTACTTTCATCAAAACGTAAAAGTTCCCGTTCCTTCTTATCGGACATGTTTCCCCATTCCCAATAATCGCCGTTTGAATTCGGGATATCTCCATGAACAGCAATTACACGGAAGTAATGAAATTCGGGGTCATAATTTCCGATAGATAATCTATTTGATTTCGTCGCAACTCTCTGTTTATAATCGTCAATAACATAAGCATATTTTTTTATAAAACGAGACTTACTACCAAAGACGCTTAAAGAATATTCATTGGCGCGAGACTTATCATGTTCTCGCTCAATAACTTCATATGAAGTGGCATTGTTGCCCCAGTTAGCGGTCTTTAACATCATTTGTCTGTTTCCTCTTCGTCCAAAGTATCGCGCTGCTTCGCTTTTATAACTTTCTCATTTATTTGTTCACCATTTTCGTCAAAATCAACTTTTATAATTTCATTTTGATTTACAACGCCTGTTTTTATCATCATGTTGAAACTCCTTATATATTCAATTCTAATGGCGCGGCGGGCGCTGCTTCTCCTGCCGGTTTTTCTTCTGCTTTAGGTGCTTCTGTTGGTGCTCCGCCGCCGCCACCGAGTTCTTCCCCGCCGCCTAAATCAAGTTCGCCTTGTCCGCCAGCAGGTTCTTTCTTAGTAGTCAAATCCGTTTTGACTTTCTTCTCTTGCGCTTTTTCCTCAAATTTCTGTTGTCGCTCTTCTTCTTTTTCTTTCTTAATCAATTCTTTTTCGCGGTCAAAATCAATATCAACATAAGTAAGCAATGTGCGTTTCGATATAAGTCCTTTTCCTTGTAATGCTTGAAGAAGCGCTTTTTGTTGAACATCGTCGCGCATCCGCATCATTCCCCATTCTATATCGGGGATAATAAGTTCTTCTTTTCCGCTGTCATTTGTTTTATAAAACTCTTGCACTTTTGCAACAGGTTTATAAATGTATTCTTTAATAAATTCTGTGAGTAAGCGCTGAAAACCCATATAGCGATTTATGAGGATTTGTAATCCGACATTCGCCGAAGCATAATTTACACTTTCTCCCATAATCATAGATTTATTTATACCTAGCGCCGCATAAATTTCTTGATTAACCCACTCCAATTCTTGAGTCATTGGTACTAAATGTCCGGCAGAACCTATGTAATCAATTGTAAGATAGTTATGCCATATTAACCAACCTTCATTAGAGTTCGCCGCTTCCATCATTTTTTGTTGAATAGAACGAAAAGTTGCTGCATTCGCACGATTTTTTTCATCTCCAACTTTAACAACTTTAATTGGTTTCCAGTGGCGACGTGCAATTGCAAATTGTGTTTGCCGAATCAAATCTTTATAAATAAGCGCTTTCAAACAAGCATAAATCGGAGAAGTACCATATGCTTCATATGGAGAATTTTTATTAGCAAGATACCAAACCTGCGGAAATGTTATATCTTTTGTTTTCCGTTCTTGCGTCCCATCCTCATGTTGTTGCATACTTTCAATTTGTATTTGTATGTCTGAAAGAGGTACTTTTTTACCTTTCGTAACATATTCAATAATCGTTGGATCAAGTTGGTCATAAAGTTCTTTTGGAGATTTTTCTTTTATTATTCTTCGCAACCCGTCATCTGGATCAAGACTTAAAATTGGTTTATCGGCAAACGGCGTAGATTCTATTTCAACATAATCTGGATTAATGCATTGAAAACCTGACCATCTGCCTTCGCCTTCATCCCACTTTCCATTAGTTACGCAACCACCAAGTTTGTTGTACTCAAGAGAAACATATTTCAAAAGTTTTGGAATATTGAGAATGTCAAACGCAAGATTATCAAAATAGTCTTGTATGCTTTTATCTTCACAAAGATTTCTAAAACCTGTTATCGGGAATTCTGAGTTAAGACTTACACCCTGGTAGATAAGAGGTTCGGACTTGAAAAAATATCTTACGAACTGATTGATCTCACGAATTCGAGTGGGGAGCATAAGAGACGTTGCTTGATACAGCGGATGATAAGTTTGAATCGGCATAACGCCTGTTCCGCCGTTAGTACTCCCACCAAAGAAAGAACTTGCATCGCTTGCTTTTTTTACAAGTTTATCAGAGATAGAAACGTCGCTTGTTTTTTTACTTGCCGCCGTTTTTGCATCTGTAAAAAGTGATTTTTGGATTACTGGCATTTAGTTCTCACTTACATGTAAGGTATGTAACTGTCATCGCTATTTTTCAAAACAATATTTGAAAGTTTTTCCTGAAGTCCTTCAAGCGCATTTATAATTTCTATAATTTCATTTTTTGTATTTTCTTCAGGTTGCGTATCGTCAATTACAAAAATTAAATCTTCTTTTGATTTTGTAATATTTGCATTTATTGAACTGAGCGCGGAAGATATTACGCCGCGTTTGTATTTTTCTTCATCACTTATTGCCATTTGTTATTTATGGCAAAATCAACTTTTTATCAGAAAATTATGGATACTTCTTCTTTTGTGGAAACAACTGTTCCTTCTACAAATCCTATTAAAATATTAGTTACATTTAAATCATATTTTCCAGAAATCTTTGTGTTAATCCGCGTTTTGGGATATACCAAAGGGTAAACTGGGATCACGCCATATTCCCGCAACTTGACTTCAAGGATTGCCACCATGGGTGTGAACCCGTCTATTAGTGCGTATTTATAACCTTTCTTCTTGGCAAGTACCGCCAAATCAGTTGCTTTCTCTTTTATAATCGCCGCATTACCAAGTTCACAAACATAGATACAATTCTCGGCATAGTCTCTATCTTTGTCTACCAGTTCTATTAATTCCGCTTTGGTATCTTTATTTTCAAACTTTAATAGAAAAAGATTAAGTACTTGTTCACTCATATTTTTTGTCGCCTCGTGTAACCGATTTTATATCTTTATCGGGTTTTTCAAAATTTTCCATGCATTCCATTAAAGCATCGCCGTTATTTTTTACGAAAGAATTGATTCCTTTATTCCATTTATCAAACTCATCTGGTCGTTTTTTCATCTACCTTTCCTGCATCGTGTTCATTTGGTCATGTAGCATAGGATAATCGTAAAGATTTTCTTTATCATTACCGTCATTAATTGTATTGAGAATCGGTTTGTTTTTCGACATTTTCATTTTTTTCTTCGGAAATTCTTCTTTCTGCTCAAAAAAAACATTATTGTCGTTACTGAATTTTTTTAGCATGTTCGTCACAGCGTTCATGGCAGTAGCGAGTTCTTTATGTTCGTTTTTTTCAACTTCCTCGCCATCAACAAAACAAGTAACTCTATATTCATTAGATAAATCATTTAAACCCAACCCGACAATATATTTATTATCTGGCGTTGCCCATGAACACAACATATTATCCTCCGCTTTATCAAACAGAGATAGTTTAATTCTTTGAGCAACTTTCTTTTTATTTTTCATAATATTTATTTTAATGTTCATATAAATATCGTGAATCGTTCTTTTATCGCTGATATCCAAATCCTTAAAATAAACCCCGTCAAAGTTGACTTTATTATTTATAAAATCACTGAGGAATTGATGCCGATTTTCTTCTGGTACTTTTTCAAGTTCTACATCGATTGTTTTTCCGTGAACATCGAACCATGGATATGCTTTTTTATCTAACATGCTTAATACTATATCACCTATTGGAAAATTTACAAGCGGGAGAGCATTATCATTTATTCTTATATCCGCCATATCATCTTGATTAAGAACATTTTTATATTTGTTTCTATCGCCTTCTGTGCCTTCATACATTACATCGTCTATGCCTTCTTCCTGCGTATAACGGTGTCGTATTTTTCTTTTTCGCCGCTTAATCGCATCTTCGTCATCAGTAGTATCTTTATAACCGATTTGGTCTATTTCTACTGTAGACATTTCTTCTGCGATATGCATATTAGATTCTGCAACTCGTTTCATAAATTTTTTATCAAAAACAACAGCACCATCTGGTGTTATAATAGCATCGTTGCTAAAAAAATAATTATTATCATACAAGTAATTTATAAAATCTATATCATCCCAAACTCCAGCAGAACTCACTATATTTTCTGGATAAACTTCATCATGCATTTCTTCTTCTGTATAATTATAATAATCCGCTGCCGCCTTTAATGCGTCTCCATTATCTAATTTAACATTAGGTTGTGAGGAATCAAATGTTAGATGTATCTTTCCGTAATGAGAAGATGATTCTTCATCTTTAGCGCAAAATATAATTTCTTCTCCAACTTCAGACTCATTTCTTCTAAAATTATGATAGATATTTTCATTTCCGCTTTCATTCTTTTCCGCTTTCTTTTTACGCTTCGGCGGTTGTACAGCAAAATCATGCGAACTAATAGGAACATATTCTTTCGGTTCAAATACTTTATTAGTATCTGGATCAGTTATCTTTCCAACACCATTAAACATTTGTTCGGCATTATCTAATATTTTCCATTTTCCTGACGGCGTTTTTACTTTATAGATTGTCGGCGAAGTGTCCTGCGCCATTTTTTTACGCTGTTCTTCTCTTGCCGATAGTATCATGGACAATCCTAAATATTTTATTGCTCTCTTTACAAAAAATCAACTTTTTTTCAGACTTGCTTTTTTTGTTGTTCAATATATAATAAACACATCTTTTAACAAAACAGGAGTCTACTATGGGATATCGCAACTACTTGCAAAGCATTCCTATGGAGATAGGAAACAAAATTAGGAGTATGACAGAAGAAGAATTGAAAAAAGCATACGGCGAAGGAGACGATGAAGGGGTCTTTGTTAGTCCATATCATCTTCCAACAAAAGAAATTTATGAATTCGGGAAATATTGGGACGGAGCGAATGAAAAAGATAAAGTATGCTTTTTTCTAAATTTAGGAACCCATAAATATATGAATAGTGACCACGAAGTTAGTTTGGTTAATGAAAATTTTGTAAAATCTCAAATTGAATTTTTGCATAAAGAAATTGGTGATTATTATCAAGAATTATATGATGCACTTTCATCTGGGTTGGAAAATAAAGATATATCTGTTATAGAAAAGTCACATCTTTTTAGTTGTATTCGTAATAAATTGAATTGTAATTGGAAAAGTGACTATGGTTTTACTCCGTATTCTCTTGATAAAGGGATACCAGATTTAGTTAAATCAGATTCTTATGAATATCAAATATTTGATTTAGTAAGAATATACAAAACATTCGATTTTGACAATAATTACATGTTATTTACTGGTTGGTAGTTGACGTATTTTGCCACTTGACTTTTTATGGATTATATGTTATATTATATATACATTTAAGTTAAAGGAGTAAATTATGAGTGATTCGACGTTGGTGATGAAACTTGTTCGTAAGCAACCTGTTACGGATCAGGATATCGAAAATGCGCTGTATGAGGTTTGTTGTGATGAACACTCATCGTGCGGAAACGGATGCCCAGTATACGAAAAATACGGGGATGAAATGCCAGATAACTGTCCTTTTTTTAAGAATGGACATGAGATGTTGAAATTTCTTAGAAATAAAAAGGAACATTTATGAGAAGCAAATATGATAATGAAGAATACAAGTCAAAAATCAGCGATGTAAATAGCATAAAATCCGATATGATACGTATCGAAAAGTGGTTGGAAGAAAATGGGTATTCCGCCAAAGCGAAATCGCTAGGGAAAATCATCGGAAGATTAGAAGACTGGCAAAATAGGTAGTGTGAAACTCACACGACTAAAGTCCGTGTGCTTCTGCGGTTCATTGCTCGTACTCATGCTACATCGCTCCCCGCGCTTTGTTTAGACTCGGAGAGAGTCCCTTCCCTCCGAGTTTTTATTAGTGCGAATTGTTTTATGTTGTTGGCGGCAAGAATGTCTCTGTCATGCGTTGCTCCGCATTTTTCACATGTCCATTCTCGTTGTTTCAATGTTAGGTTTTCGTTTTTATGTCCGCAAGTGCATGTTTTGGAAGAAGCATCCCATCTTCCAATTTGAATGAAGTTTACTCCGTTCCATTCGCATTTGTATTTCACGAACTGTAAAAACTTTGACCAACTGGCGCTACCGATAGCGCCCGCCAAACAATGATTTTTCATCATGCCAGCGATATTCAAATCTTCAAAACACAAAGCGGTAGTTTGGTTTTCGCATACCAATTTGTGTGAAAGTTTGTGAAGAAAATCGTCTCGCTGGTTTGTTATCTTTTCAAAAGTCTTCGCAAGTTTTATTCTTGCCTTCTCTCTTCTCTTTCCTCCTTTTAGTTTTTTTGACAATTGTCTTTGTTGTTGTTTTATTTTATTGCTTTGTTTCTCAAAATATTTCGGATTATCTATTTTTTCTCCTGTTGATAATATGGAGAAGTGTTTTATTCCTAAATCAACTCCAATTGTTTTTGATGGTTTAATCTTTTTCTTTATAGGTAATTCTTTTCCGTCATCAACGAGTATTGAAACAAAATATTTTCCTGCCGGTATTTGACTAACCGTTGTGGTTTTTATAGTTCCTTCAAACTTCCTATGAAATATACAATCAACTTCTTTTGCTTTTGGCACAAAAATAGTATTGTCATCAAAATTTACTTTTATTCCTTGTGGAAATTGTACCGATTTTCTACTGTGATGTTTTGCTTTGAACTTTGGAAAGTCACTATTCTTTTTGAAAAAAGAAGTAAATGCATTATCAAGATTCCTTAGAGGCATTTGAAGTGATTGTGAATAAACATCGTTTAACCATTTGTGTTCTTCTGTCTGTTTTAGTTTCGCCATTTCGTTGATTAAATTAAAACATGAAATAGTGTGTTTGCCTTTGCTATATGCCTCTACCTTTTTTGCAAGCCCCCAGTTGTAGATGAATCTGGAACAACCAAACGATTGTTGCAAGAATGTTTCCTGTTCTTTCGTAGGATAGAGTCTGTATCTGTATGCCTTTAACATTTCTTATAGATTCCTATTGTTTCCTATTACTTGTTTTAATATCAACTTTTAATACACGCACATTAACTCACCTTATATCCAACGACTGAAGTTCGTTGGTTTTACGGTTAGATTCTCATAAAGAATGAACTTGAAGATGAGTTGGAAACGAATCCTTGTCTTATGCGCATATGTATTCTCCTTAATTATCCGTCGTACCATGCTTCTTCATGCGTACCAAATACCTTTTTTATCCCCGGCAATAATTTTTCTATATCTTCTTCTATAGATTTTTTAAACTGCCCGCCAGTTTCATTATCTCCGATAGAATCCCAACTTCTGCCTATATATATTGAATGATCATCTTGCCCATGGATAACGCCTAAATCATTTTTTAAAAGAAGTTTTTCTAGTTCGTTTATAATATCATATTTTCCGCCGCTTTCTACTTTCAAAACTTCTCCAACTTTTTTAATGTCCTCTATACACCATCCGTATATTAGGAATGATGAAGAAGAACTGTTACTGACGAATCCGTTACGTATGCGCATTTTTTGCTCCTTGTTTTTATTATCTCAAAAATTTTTTAAATTTACATTTCATTTTAAGACGCCCTTGTACCGTAGTACAGTTTTATTTTATCTTGGTATTCTTTTGGAAATTTTTCTTTTATGTTTTGTACATCTAATATAGACAAATCACCACATTCTATATCTCCATCTTCAGAACTAATATCAAAAATTATTTTTCCGATATAATATTCGCCGTCATCATCTAAAATTTCTAATCCTGGAAATTTTTCAGGAAAAACATCTGTTCCTGGATCAACACACTTTTCATTATAATCATCTAGTTCTTCTTGTGATAACTTATATTTTATCCCCACTACAAGAAAAGAAGAAGAACTACTGTTTGAAACGAAATTTGTGCGAATTTTCATATAGTCTCCCAATAGGCATTATAGTCCTCATTGTTCATATATTGAATTATATTTTTTTTGGGAACTTTTATAAGTTCAAGAAAAGATTCCATATCAAAACTATCCATTAATGTATGCATTTTTATTTTATCGTTTTCAAATATTACTTTCCACATATTTTCATCACCAGAAAATTGTATCCTCGCCCAATTTTTTATATTTTTCCTTTTTTGGTTTTGCGTATATCTTGTATGATTCATTATAGCATTAATTTGTTTGTCCGTTAATCCTTCTTTGCTTATAATAAAACTACTTGAGGAACTATTACTTATAAATCCGTTGCGAATTTTTGCCATTCTTAAACCTCATACACAAAACAACTTCTGTTGTTTTTGATTATTTTGTTTCTGAAATCTGACATCGGCGCACTGTTCCAAACATCTTCCAAAAAATCTTTTGATTTAAGAATATCTACTCCTTCCCATTTTCCTTCTAGAAACGAACACGGATAGGCGACTCCTTTTACATCAACGTACAAACTAAAACACGACGATTCACATGGCTCGCAAAACGGAGAAATCTTGTTGTATCTTTCTGGAAAATTACTTTTTATGAGTTGCAAAAACTTATTTGCTCCGCAACTGTCAAAACCGATAGGTATATTGTTTTCAATTGCATATGTGATGAGTTCTTTATATTGCGCTGGTGTCGCTGGATTATATTTTTCTCCACGCCCCTTTTGTTTCAAAGAAAGAAAGACTATAGCATTAACATTTAATTTACCAGCGGCGTAATATCTCAATACACTCCAACAATCATTAATTGAATTTTCTGAAAGCAATTGGTGTATATTTGTTTGTTTTAATCCCGCTTTACGCAATTCATTAACAACATTTATACAACTTGTAAAATTATAATTACTAACAGAAACAGCACCACAAATTTTTGCAAGTTTTTTACATTTATTTACACTCATATGAGAACCATTTATTGTTATATTTGGAATAACACCATGTCTTCGAGTATACTTCATAATCTTCCACATGTCTTTATTCGCATCAATATCGCCAATTCCAAATGCTACCTGATTTAAAGTTTTCGGAAATTTTTTAAATATTTTCTTATACGTTGAAAATGACATGTTCTCGCCGACTGCTGTATTTGATTTATAACAGTGCTGGCATCCTTGGTTACAAACTGTCGATATTTCGATGTCCAAAATTTCGTTGCCAAATTCAGAAAATTCTGGATTATCGGCGAGTTTTTTCCCCCACCTACAGAACATACCAGTAACTTTTGAAAAAATATAATTGTAGTTCTCGCTCACAACTTTTTTGTATTTTTTATTTTCAAGAATCTTCATTGTTATTATACCTTTTTACTTTGGATATAATTTTCAATATCTTCTCGCTGTAACAATATTTTACGATCAGATATTTGAAATGCTTTTAATTCGCTATTTTTTATTATCTTTTTTAAAAAATGAACTTTTATTCCATATTCAGATTCGACTTGTTTTAGAGTTAGATACAACTTGTTGCCGTCATTTTTTTCGTAAGAAATATTATTCATAAAAATCTCCTTATTTATTAATACTTTGTGAATTATACATTAAAATTAATAAAATGTCAAGAGGCATCTTTTTTAGACAATATATATTCTTGGTTATTTATCCATCTTATTATTGGTTCTCCAATGTGTTTTTTTTCAAAGCAAAACCACGCCATCACGAGCATTCCAGTTCTGTATTTTCCGTCGATCCTTAATTCATCTCCAAGCATAGGGTATCTGGCAAAAACATATACCTTGGATAAAGGGAATTCTTTATCTAAATAAATATTATTTAACCTATTTACCCCGTGCAAATATGCTAATGGTAAAAGAAAAAGTATTTTATCAATAGCAATTTCTTTTGCTTTCAAAACAAATTCCATCGCAAGTGAAAATGGCGGATTGGTTATGATAGTATTAAACTTGCGCGTCTCTTTCAAGAAATCTGTTTCTTTATCATATGCCGTGTAATTATAATTAAATTCCTTTAGCACTTTTAGAATAGCGCCGTCTTTTCCAGCAGCAGGTTCAAGGATTGTCCCGTTTAATTTTTCTCTCTCAAGAATTTGACGTGTAAGTCCAAATGGAGTAGGGTAATAATCTGATTCCTTTCTCTTACCAGAAATATTGTTCGCGGAGAAGTTCTTTCCTTTTTTCATTCCGCCGATTATACATTATTTAAAAATAATGTCAATAGGGGATACAGTCGGGTACAATTTATAACCAACTGATTGAAAATATGGGGATATGTCAAATGACGCTTAACTCATTTGCAAATATCTAATCAGCGGAATGTCTTTTTTAGATTGCCTTTTTTGGTATAGACATCTGTTTCGGAAAGAACAGCACGAACTTTCTTAGGTGATTTTAATACTTTCTTTGTGAAAGCAAGGATATCTTTGGGAGTTATTACTTTATACTCTCTAGGCAAGTTTTAAAATCCCACCTTGTTGCTTAATAAACTCTGCCATATTTTTCCTATATCTGTTAGGATAATGGTCTGCCGCAGATATCATTCTAAAAACAGTGCCGCCCATTTTTACTGGAGGTATTGGTTGCCATTCTAGGAATCCAGATAACCAATTTGTAGGAGATATCACCGCCCAGAAATCAAACCCAACGTGAAACATTTTATCAACTGGGAAAAACCCCATACTATCACTCGGAACTTTTGTCACCGGATCATTTGCATTAATTGCTGATATAGAATTTGGACATCTTTTGTTATAAGATTTAATTCCAGCATCATTAAAATATCTCGGCGCTGCCCAAAGTATCGGATAAATATCTTCTTTTTTTAGTAATTGCTTTTTTTCATTGAAGGTATATTGAACGTCAACTACCACGCCAGTCGCAATTGCGGCACCTCTGGAATGCCCGTCTACGATTACTGTAGTATATCCATCTGCTATTGCCGCAGTTAAATATTTATGCCAAGCATCTCTTATTTGCATCATTCCAAAATGGAACCCTTCGTGGACGGCAACTCCTGTAGAAGTTTTTTCTCCGAAAGGAGTATCATTCAATTCGTTTTCTTCTTCTTTTTCATAGCAGCAGTTCAGCGCCCACCCCATGGCGTTATAGGTTCCGCGAATTGTGCATCCAACAGTTTTTACACCTTGAATTGTTGCCCGCCAAAAAATTGCTTTATCTATTTCTGTTTCAAATATTTCATAAGATTCAAACATAGAATAATCTTCACGAGCACCTTCCCAATCTTTTATGAAAGGTTTTTTCATATCGTTATCAATATGCCAATCAGGTTTATCGGGGAACGTCGCCGTTATACACCGCCGAATACTTAAATCAAGAAAATCCTTGTCAAAAATAAAACCCATCTTCTGCTCCTTACTGTGGAATTATAAAATAATTATTTGCCCAACCTAAAAACAAAACAAAAAGTATAATTGCCAATATTAAAACGTATATGTTATATAATTTTGAAAAAACATATTTTGGAAATCCTTTCATCGCGCCTTCTTTTTGCGCCAAAGCACCTAATCCTATTCCCCAAGCAGTGAAAAGAATTATTATAAATATCATTCCTAGAATAAGTAAGAGTTTCATGTCTTTGCTCTCTATTGTTTAGACTAAAATCAACTTTTCTTTTCTTCTTTGTAAAATTATCTCTTTATTTTCCCGATAATATTGTTTATTATAATCTTTTCTATTTTTTTTGTGCTTTTGACTATATTTTTTAACTCTTGTTTTTATTCTTTCTTTATTATTTTGATAATATTCTTTTATTTGCTCTTTGTGAGATTCGCGATACTCTTTTTTGCGTTCATTAATTAATTCTTTATGTGTCCGCCTATATTCTTTACTATATTCTATTAGTTGTTCTCTATGAGATTTGCGGTATAGTCTATAATAGTCTTTTCCGAAATTCGACAATTTTATTTCCTGAAAGCGGCGTTATAAATTAAATCGCCGATTAGTTTTTGTCCTGCGGCATTTGAATGTTTTTCATTTTTTTGAACCTTGCCGATTTTTTAATATTTCCAAAGCATCATCTGCTCTTTCCGCTTCTATTTCTACGTATTCTTCTGTTCTGCTAAATAGCAATCCATGTTTAATATGCAGAAAAGTAAATATCTTTTTATTTTCTTTTTCATCACTCATTTTTTACATTTCTTTACGCGCTTCATCCCAAATATACTAAAGAAGGAATCTGCCGTTGCTATTGTTCCGTTTCTTTTGTATAGCATATCATAGCAATCGCCGCATACAAATATTTCTTTTTCACTTTTTATTAAATCTACCATCCGTTTAAGTTCTTTTTCTTTTTCGCCACAATAATCACACTTAGTTTTGCGCATTAGCGTACGCCAGATATTTATTTTTATGCGAACTGATTTCTCGTTTGATAGCAATATCCATATCTTGTTCCATTTCTTCGTTGCGCATTTCAAAAAATTCTGATGACCACATCCTTACATAGTTCTTCTTAAAAAATTCAATCCCGCAAAACTTCTCTTTTTGTTCTACCATATCGCCGTAGATATGCGTAACTTCAAGCATTGCATATTCGTTTGAGAACGACAACAACTTGGCGATTCTTTTCGTCTTCTTGTGTACGTAAAGTTCTTTTTTAATCATGTCAACCATTATACACCAAATTTATTTTTTGTCAAGTACCTAACTTCGGAAAATTGTTATGAAGAAAATCGAATAAGAAATATAAAAAAGAAAATGCTAGTAAAAATGGAACCATAACTATTTTTAATAATGTAATAATAACCATCTCAATTATCTGGAACATGGATTTCAACCTCGGAAATTGGTATCATCATGCGTTCACCGTTATAAGTTCTTACAAATGTTATGCTTGCGATGTTGTATCCAACTATTTGCCCCGTATACATACTCCCCGAAAAAAATATATCTACTTCTTTATCTTTTAATTCTTCTAAATATTGTAGGCAATCTGGCGGTTCTTCCGCTTCTTTAAATGTTGCAATTACAGGGTGGTCTGCTGGTTCGTCTTCTGATTCTATTTCTGTATAGAAATCGCACGAGAAATCGTGCCGAAAATTTTTGCAGTTTTCTTTTTCGCCGATACCTGTTTCTGGATGATTGCATATTACATCGCCTGTTTTTTTATCAAAAGACATGGACGTACAGAAATTACAGCACTTCTTTCTCGGCACAACGTTTTTTTTCTTTTTCTTTCTTCCCATTTATTCTTATCCCTTTTTCAACCCAATCCACGAATATTTACGAATAGTGGTTCGTCCGCTGAATCTATTTCTTGTGCAACGTTAAATTCATTTGCAGAAGTTTCTGACGTAAGCAAATGGTTCAAATTTGCTATGCAGTCTGCAAAGTCGTCATGTGTTACCTCACCCGTTGTCGGCGCATGATATGATATTGTCTTACCATTGATTTGCCGTTGTAGAAATTTTAACTCTTTAACTGCCAATCGAAGTGGAGAACTTTCATCAATCATATCTCCTTCTTCTGTCAATTCTTTTCCATATATTTCTACAGTACCAGATTGAAATGACTTTAATAAGTCTGGATAAATAATATCTTTGTATTGATTTGTAAAAGTCGTTTCAATTGCGGGTATTCCAGAATCTTTTAATCTTTCGATTAAAAATGAAGAATTGTACTGGTCTGCCGCCGCCAAATTTAATAAAAACCCTCTTTGTGGTAAATTAACTATTTCCTGCTCAATAAGACTTTGGTTAATTGGAACTTTTTTAAATGTTCCATCTGATAATTTAACAGATTGTGCTTCCCAATATTTTAATAAATCAACAATAACAAAATTAAAATATTGCCCTTCAACGACTCTTTTTTCCAAATGTCCTACCGCTATAACCGTTCTATCCCTTGTTTTAGATAAGTCTATTGTTACGACATATCTGTAATTTGTATCTCCTCGCACAGCACATTTTCTTTCTGGATTGATTGCCAATTCAATTTTATCTGCTGGAAAAAATGAATCTATCGCTTCCGCAAAATTCGCACCATATTCCATATCTGCTTTAATAGGGTCGTCCCTGTATCTATCATCAAAATCGATTCTTTTGAAATTAGGATTAAAATCCCAAGTACTCATTCTGAAAACAACTAAGTCTGGGTCTTTACCCGCAATAAAATCATTATGCATTTTATAGGTTTTACCAGATTTACCAAGCGGCGAAGTTGTTAATATTATTTTCCCAAAATTAAAATTATTTGTTTGCCCTATTGTCCTTATCATTTTTACGGTTGGTTCTATCGCATTATAAATAGCGTCATCAGAGAAGTTGCCATCGTTTGAAATGAAGTGGGCAAATTCATCGAGGTTTACTATGTACGAACGATATGACCGAGAAGAGGAAGATTTTGATGGTAGCGTTTTAACAAGCAACTGTGACTCTCTTGCTAACCGCATATCTTCTGGTGTGAATATACTTATTTTTTCTGTCGAAGGTTCTCCATCAAGATATTTATTTATTTCTGAGCAGTCCAAAATAATAGACTTCACATAAGAAAATAACTGTTTTGTTTGATCCAGTGAACATGCCGCTATTAAATGGTGTAGTGGCGTATCAGGCATTTTAAAAAATGAATGGGGGTCTTCTAATTTTATAAATCGATAAAGTTCATAGGCATCTATAAATGCCTCAAAAAAACTTTTCCCGCCAGTTCTTCCAACTATAAGAAGTAAAGTTCTATATCCATTCTTCTTATATTGTATCTCCAACTCTTTTTCATTCTTATGCCACTCAAGAAAATTATAATCTTCTTTTGTCATTTCCATTTCTGGACGACTATCTACATTTCCATACAATATTTTTAATATGACTCTTTCTGATAAGAATAAATCTATCGGCATAAACTTTTCAAAAAATCTTATTGGAGATAATATTTGTGCTGGATTAACATACCTTAATGGAGAAGCAATTGGTTTGTATGAATTTATATATGCGGATACGAAATCATTGCCCATTTATAATTTCCACATTGTCATTTCGTCTATTGTACACGTCTTTCATTTCTTGCGGCAAAGAATCAATAATTTTATTAACCATTTTATCTTCGATATTGTTTTGCATCATGGCATTTATAAATGCTTCAATACAAGCGATGGTAACTTTCTTATCAGTCCCTATCATTATTTCTTTAATCTTGTTTTCAATATCCGCCGGAATTTTTTCAATAACCTGTTTCCTATCAATGATTTGATAGTATGTGGCGATAACATCTTTCCAATATTTATTAAGTTGTAAAATATATCTTGATAATTCTTTCGGGTCGGATTTATCAACCATCTGCTCCAAATTAGACATCATACTTTGATATTTTTGGAGTTCGTAATCTAAGTCCATTACTGTCCCAATAGACACAGATTTTCTATCCGTTTTTGTCGGGTCATATTGTTCCAAATCTTTTTGCTGTAAACTAAAAAGGTCTTGTCTATTTATTTTATTGTGTGCAGTACAATATTCAGAACCTTTATTAGTTTTATTGTTGCATTGAGTCCTATCTGCGCCACATATCGGACATTTTGATTCACCTTTTTTAAATTTGTAGTTACAATTTCTTTCCGTCTGGCATTGAGGACATTCTTTTTCTTTTCCCTGGAATTCCCTTCCGCACTTTCCACATTTTGCCATTAATGTCTTACATCGTCTAACCATTGCTTTGCACCTTTTTGTTTTATAATTCGCCATTATTTTTGCATTGAACCTATCAAGTAATGACGCCTTTATTCTTAAAGTAACTCCTTCAGGAATTCTCAAGTTCTAAACCTTCACTAAACGGTTCTCCAAAAAATTCTTTTCTTCGTATCCATCCTTCTGAAAAAACGAATCCAAGTTTTTCGGCAGATATCATAAATTCATTTAAATTAGATTTTGTATAATGATTATATCTGAAATATTTTTTAACAATATCTTTTTGATGTTTAAGAAACAGATTGTGCTTTTCACGCGATTTTATTTTTCTTGGATTTGTTGTTGGTGAAATTTTATCACATTCTTTGAAGTGTTTTTCAAACGCTTCCTGCGAAGTCATTTTGAAACCGCACTCAGTACATTTCTTTAGATAATGTTCACTTGTTTCTGTATAGAACCATGCGAGTAGTCTTTTTTTTATTCCATCAGGAGCATTATATTTTATAAATTCTTTTATATGCTCATCTCTAAAAACTTCTCTTTTCATTTTGTTTACTAAATCTTTATTAAACATTTTGTGTGTATTCTGAATAGTTTTTTCAGTTATTTTAGATATTGATTTATATGATACATCACCATTTATGAAATCATGTAAAACTTCCAACTGCCGGTTTGATAATTTAGACGACATCCTTTTACAAATAAAAGTATTTAAATCGTGATAAAATTGTTTGCACTCCATAGTTGTAATATTTGATTCGTGGTATACATTTTGTTCATCAGTGACGCCCGTAAGAAAATTCCTATCTTCACCAATAGAACGATATTTTTGTTCCCAAAAATCCAACTGATTTTCATTTTTTGATTTTGGAACAACAAAAACATTTGTTGTATTGCAATATTTGCATTTCCCAGTAACTATACTTTCTAAATTAAAATCGGGAAATATTTTTTTTATACAATCGTTTGAATTTATTTCTTCGCCACATTTTTTGCAATTATAAATCATTTTTTTTTCAATTCAAGTTTAGCACTTGATCCTCTTTTTTGATTATAGCAGTGTATTGGTCTTTTGTATTTACTTGGAAACTATTTCTGCACTTTTCGCATTCCATTATATAATGTTCGTCGGCATTAACAGAATAAACTTTTCCGCAATAAGGGCAAGTGCATTTCACTTTGAACATATAGAACCAGACGTTTCTATCATCAAGTATGTGCTTTGTCCTCTTTGTTATATAAGGATTGCACAATTTTATTTTTATTTTTTTCCCATTTCTAAATAATTTAAGGCGCATGTCTGATATCTCGCATATCTTCATAATGGAAGCGAGTATTTCTAAAACAAAATCATAATCTTTCTCATGCTTTTTTATTTGCTCCAGCATTTTTTTTGTATAATAAATCTTGTAATCATCGGTGTAGTCTCTATGCAAATCGTGAATATTTGCTACATTTTTTCTTATCTTGTCGTGAACTATAATCGCGTCTTCTTCGGTGTCGTAGCGTTCAACAATTGTTAGTTTATTGCCGATGATCTTCAAAGAACCACTCCGTTTCCGAAGTTATATTTTTTAGTTTTTCAAGATTTGTTTTGCAATCACAAAATCTTTCATCGTCGTTTTTTTTATACTTACAACTAAAATCTTTTGAAAGTAAGCATTTACGATTTATATAATTTATGTTTGTTGTGTACTGACAAAGCATCATTGGAAAATCTCTTGAAGTTTTGTATTGCATCCGCGTATTAGTTCTACCGACATCATATCTTCAAATGACACCTTTACTTCCCAACCAAAATTTCCACCCGCATATTTATTTAATTCTATAACAACAATTTTATCATTTTCGCCATAAGATAAATCAGTTAATATTCCAACTGCTTCTGATTCATCTCCAGAAATCTGTTTCAATCTTGAATTGATATAAACTATTTTTTTTATTAATTCTTGCCATTGTTCGCACTTCGCCGCCAATTTAATTGTCCAAGTAAAATCTTTAGAACCTTTTTTAAATGTAATCGCCTGAATATCTTTCTTGGAAAGTTCGGTGATTGAACGGATTAATTCTTGATAGTCCATTAGTTTTTCCTTTTGCGGATTTTGTATGTTATAATATATGACTTTTTGCGTTGCTTGTCAAATGCGCATGTTGAAACTCGCCCATACATTAGACATTACATTTGATTTGAATATTAGTAGACTCGCCTTGAGTGCCTTATTGTTTTTAAATCCTTTGTGAAGCATTTTCTCTTTTACATGACCTGTGAGATAGTCTGTGAAAATCTCATAGACATCAATAGATTTTTGTTGTATCGGTAGCGGTTCGTCGATATTATGCTTTTCGTAATATTTTTTAACCGCCATTTCAAAGACAATCTTTTGGTCGATTGTTTTCAACATTTCCATTTCTAGCATTACTAGTTCTTCGTGCATCGATAACCTACTTTTTTCGCTTCGGTTTATCTTTTGCTCTCCAACTATTATTTATACAATTTATCAGTTGCCGTGCGCCAGTCCTATGAACAATACAACTAGTATTCATCCATGATGATAACCCAACATTGTACCCCATATCCATCTTAGAAGTTGTTCCTACGACGTAAACGCTTCTCCATACGCAAGGAGTGTGACTGTGCGCCGTAACAGCGTTAGGAAATGCATTTTCTATCGAAGATATGCCACCTTTTCCCCCATTTGCGCCCAAGTCGCCATGGCATCCAAGTTGAGTTTCAGCTACATAATAGTCTTCTTTTCTTTCTAACCATCTGATATTAGACGCCTTTAATCCCGATATTTCACAGGCATATTTAAGCGCATCTTTTTTATCAAGCATGGCCGAAGCAAGAAGATTGGCGAATTTATAATTATATGGTTCTTTTATATACCTGCCTTCGTTCAGATACCTATCAAGGTGCTCATCGTGATTTGATTTAACTATAACTATTTCCTTCGCTTTTGAAGCAAGTAAATTTAAATCGTTTACTAATACTTTTATTTCATTTTCAAGATCAAGCAATCCTTCTTTTGCATATATTGCTTTTGTAATATTTTTATCTTCGTTGTGGTGTGATATTGATATCGCTTCAAAAACATCGTGTAAAACTATTGTTTTCGGTTTTAATGTTTCAATGCAATCTATCCAAGTTTTAAATACATTTTCGTCTTTTCTACGAGAATGTAAATCACCCATAACGAATGCCTCCGGGAAAGAAGCGATTACGCCTGTCTTGGTATATTTTTTTGACAGATCATAAAAAGAACCATCTTCTCTATTTGCTGTAACTTGCCGGAAATGGAATATAGTATCGTTTTCTATTTCGACAATTATACCGCCAATTTGATGGTCTTCGTGAGCAATATAATCGGTTCTCTTTTGATAATATCTTTCACTATTATAATAAGGATTCGTAATCGCACCTGTAGACATAATAACTCTGGCGGGTTTTGTTTTTTGGACAGGAACGCACTTCATAAACTGTTTTGGCGCAGCAACGATAGTAGACGCATTTTTAACACAAAAACGTTCCAATCCAGTCAATGTCCGTATTTGCTTTGCTGGAATTGCAATTGTAGATAAGCAAAAGTTACTATTTAGTTTTATTTCTTGGTTAATTATCTGTTGCGGGTCATAAAGTTCAGGAGTAAATATAATATTTTCTCCAAGAAATTCGTCATCTATTTCTTCATACTTTTTGTTACATACCATAAGCAATAGTGCCGAATTTTCTTCTTTGCAGTATTTCCTAATACTTTCCAGGAATTCCATATTAACTGGTTGTCCAGCGACATATGTTGTTATAAAAAACTTTTTATATTCCTTCAGTTTTCCTTGTAATTCTATAAATCTATTTTTAGTAAAAGTTTTTTCAATTTTTAATTTTGCATCATCTTTAAATTCTTCTGGATATTTTTCAATAGTTTTTTCTCTTAATTCTTCTTGCGTTATTGGACACTTGTTATAATATGTTAAAAATATCCAATTAGGGAGCAATCCTTTATACAGGTTTTTATATCTTTTAACTTTTTTTAAATAACTATCTACATATTCTTCTATCATCTTTTCTTCTCGATTTTTAACATTTTTCATGATATCTGGAAATAATTCTCTTGCGTCTTTTCTAATATTTTCAATTTTCCCATCTCCATAATTTTCCGTATAAAAATTATGTAACCGGCATTCCTGTTGAGATATTTCATATCCATATTTTTTAGATAGTTCTGCATATTTTTTTAGAAATGCTTTTTGTTTTTTATCTTTATCATAATATCCTATAAGGTTTTCAAATTTTCTAGGATGCTTTTTTTTTGCGGCATCTATAAGTTCGTTTGAACTAAAAAAACAACTATTAATAGTTCCATGTCCATTTGATCTTAAAAAAATTGATGCCCCTACTATTTTACCTTGTTTTTCGCAATAATCTGCATATTTATCAATTATTTCCTGTTTTCTTATCTCTTTAGGTTTTGAAATCTGTGAACCAATTTTTCTTGCATAATATTTTGTTTCTAAATATTTTTCTCTTACTTTGTCACACAACACTGAATATGTTAATAAATTATCTATTTTTTTTAATCTTTCAGAAAAAGTTGACCCTGCTATATTTTGTGAATGTACAAATTCTCTTTTGCTAGGAAATCTTTTTAATTTATCTACCTCTTTATATAAAGTATCTATATAAGTATTTAATTGTTCATTCATTGTATATTCGCTCCTACATCGTTTATTTTTTCATCAATAAATTTACTTAATAGAGTTCTCCGTTCTAACTCTTTTTTATTGTCAATACACAACCACACCGTTTGTTTTGTTGAAATGAGAATTAGTTTTTGTTTTGCTCTTGTTACGGCGGTGAGAAGCGGTTCGGCGAAACGTGGTAAAATAAAAATCACTACAGGAAATTCATTTCCCTGAATAGAGTGCACGGTGGATACATACGCCGAAATAGTGTCTTTGAGAAGGCGATAGTCCATTTCCACCTTCCTGCCGTAGAAGTCCGCTGTAATGCTCTGTGTGCTCCAGTTAAGGTACTTTACAACGCCCATATCGCCGTTATACAAGTCCATGTTATAGTTGTTGCGCTTATAGAGCAATTTGTCATTGATAAAATACTGTACGCCGCGAATGTATATTTTCTGCTTCTTGTCGCCGTTAATAACGGTTCTTAGATAGTCATTTAACTTATTAACACCTAATTCCCCAAAGTTGTTTGTAGTTATTATAGCAACGTCGGTAAGTAGATTATGCCCCGATTCTCTAAGTACATTTATCTTTTGCACAAGAGCATTCCGCGCACTTACATTAAAATTGTCCTCGGCGGACAAATCTATAAACTGAAAGTCCTCATTCATTTGTGGAATTCATTATAATCGTAAAAGTGAATATGTCAAGCGTTTTAACCGCTACAATACCTCTATCATTTGCCCTTTCTGAATCCTATGCGCCTGTTGTATAATTCCAGAACCAATTTTCTGACGTTTAA